CATTTAGCTTTGAGTGGAACAATAATATTATTAAATGGTTACGGTATATATCGTATCCTTAAAGGTAAAAAGAAATGAAAGTAAATATAGATCCAACCGAACCGGGTGCAATGACATTAGCAATAGTATTAACAGTGCTAGTAGCAATGGGCATACCATATGTTATCATATGGTCATTGAATGCATTAGGATCCAATATACAATTTAACTTCTGGTCATCCATTGCCGTATGGGCGTTATTGGTCATGAGTAATATTGGAATAGGAATATCAAGAAATAACAACCAACAATAAAAAATAAAAGTTATGTATCGTTTATCAGTACACATTGAACCAGTTACCATTCTTAATCGTCAGGTAACAACCTTATCCTTTCACGGTATAAAGGCTAATCAAGTAGATAGCAAGTTAGGAGAGATAAGAAATAAATACAAGATCCAAAAGTATACATCCGGTCCGAAGATGGAGCAGGAAATGTATACCTTGAGTTTTGATGTATCAACTAACCCTAATAAGAAAAGAAAGAATGGAAATTAGAGCTAAAACAACTACTAGGCCAAGTGTCTATGCAGTGTTCATGAGCAATTATGATTTGCCTAAAGGCACTGCTGAAGTTACCGAATGGAGTAACGGTCAAGGAATCGATATCGAAATCAAAGTAGGTAAAGAAAAAAGAAGCCTGGCATTAACATACGAAGAATGGTTAGCCGTTCGAGCATGTGCCAAGGAGCTTATCAAGCCAGGCCGATTCCCAGAAAATGAAAACGTATAAACCTAAACAATAAAGAACCAGTTATGGAAAATCAAAATGAAAAGAAGCCGACGATGAGTGCCGGCGAAGGAAAGAAGAAACGTTATTATAAGAAACGCAAACCAAAGGCCGTTGTGGCTAACGATGATGTGGTTAAAGCCGAGCAAGGCTCGTCTTTATCTTCGCCTGCGGCTTCAGATACGCCTACGGCCAAGCCAAGAAAGCCGCGCGGCAAGCGTGCATATGGCCATCCGGAGAATGACCAATTAGGTCTTCCAAAGTTTCAAGCTTCAGGTGACACGGAATCAAAGATTGTTACTACGGTTAACGGTCAAAAGGTTGATCATATCAAGACCCGAGAGTCAATTGAGAATGCAATGCGCATTAGCAGTGAAATGGTTAAAGCCAAGTATGCGGAAAAGGATAATGCCACCTGCGGCTATTCAGATTGTGGATGTACGGATGCATGTGCGGATGGTGATTCGGGAGTTGATTGGGATGCCTTATTAGAGAAGTTAGAAAGCATGAATGCAGCTATTGGTGCTCGCAAGACTACCTTTTGGGATAGAATCAAAGCCTTCGGATCCGGTATCCTTGCTTATGAGAAGGCATTCTTGTTATGGCTCATTACATGTTTAGAAGCCCGAATCGGTAATGGGTATTGGGCGATCCTATTTGGGGCATTAGGCTTAGCCTATTTCATAATGATCAGTATAGGGATCGTACGGAGTATGCGATATGCAGCTTATGTTAAAGAATTGATCCGCGAAGGAGCAGAAGCATATAAGAAATAATGCACGGCGTAATAGAAACGGGTCTTTTCATGATATGGTCATTGCTAGTCATTGGCTTAATTGTATTTGATCGAGACCACAAACAAAAGAAGTAATATGAATACAGTAACAATGAATTCAGAAGGGTGTGTGTTATTGGACCAGCGGGTCATCACTACCGATGGTAGTTTTAGCTTCCAACCGAATGCCACTATACCGGTGGCCAACTTCCTTACGGATGTACATATCCACAGAGGTTCAACCTTAACTAATAGTAATAATAGTAATCAAATAAATCAAATGAATAAGAATCAGCAAGTAAAAGTAGCAGTGTTCCGAGTAACACGAAATGCAATCGGTGACATTACCTCATCAGAATTCCTTGAAGAGTTTTGGATCCAAAAGAAATCGGGAGTTAGCATTGACTACACGGTAGCCAAGCTCCTTAAGGGAGATTATCCGGCAGATGAAATTGTGATCCGAGAGATCCTAACGGTAGCGCTGTAACGAAGTTACGGCCTCCCTAATAAGAATAAAGATGAGTATGATAAGCATGCTAATCCAGAAGATAGCAATATCATGGGTAACTCTTTATACCAGCGCAGTAATTGCTATACTAATAGCCATAGTAGTACTAGTAGATAAGATACGAAAGATAATAAAGAAAGAGTTATAGCATATAGAACAATATGCAATACAGCAAGGATCAGGGTTTAGTGGTTTTTTCTCTGGTCCTTGCTTCTTTAAGCTAGGATTGCTTCGTTCAGAAGTGCTCCCTAGGCCGACCGAATAAAGACCGTATAAGAGAACGTTAAAAGGCGCCCAAAGGATCCCTAGAACAAGATATAATCGTATCCAGATCCTACAATTAACGTGTTCTAATAAGGTGTACGCCTTAATAGTTTTCCCTTAATGAAGATGAAGACGCTCCAATCATGCATCGGTTATGGTATATTGGGGAATGTGGTTGGAAGTGTAACAACTTTTTCTCGAAGAAAAAAATTTTTTATATAAAGACTTCGTCTCCCTGGATCGATCCTAACATATTGATTATCAAGTGGTTATAAGTCATTGTGTATCAATAGGTTACAAGGCAACATTTAGCAAACATTTTCAACATTTCCTTAGGTTTTTGGGAATAATGTCCTTATCTTTATTATATAAATAAAAAGGATATGAAGAACAAGAGAATGAATTTTAGCCCTAGTAAAAAGATTGTTGACCTTTTATCGCCCATCCAGGCTGCTAAGGAGCTTAAGGCTTTGACGGAAAAGGTTCGCCCAGGACGTCCACAAAAGTTCAACCGTAACAATGGTTTGGTTCAGAATTTGACCCCGACTTATCCCAAGTATATCATGAGAGATGGTATTCCCCATAAGATTGTGGATGGAAAGTGGGTGCCGTTAACGGCTAAGGTAACGGCCTAATCCGTTCTTAGTAGCCCCTGCAATTGTGCAGCGTAGGTATTGAGCGTCCGATGTTTATAATTTTAACCCCTATAGAAATGAGAATGATTAAAGATTTAGTTGTAGTTCCCCGTAAGGAATTGAATGTGATGACCGCATCTGGAGCAGAAGGCTTCTTTGGTAAAGGTACCTATCGAGTGATTACCAAGTGTAAGGCTGGGTTCATGGTATCATCGGAAGTCCAATGTGATTCACCGATCCAAGCCTTCCGCGGATATAAGGCCAAAGCTATTGCAAGTATTGCTTTCATTAGCCCTTTAACAGAGTCGGCCTTAACGGTATATGCTAGAATGGGTAAGAAGGTTTGGGCTATGGATGTCTTGTTAAAGGATATGGTGATTGGAGATATCAACCAGGACCTTAGCAATACAGGCCTGTATAGTATGGCGCAATATAAGGCCGTTAATAGCAAGACGTGGGCAGATAAGGCCTATGTAATGAACAAGTAATTACAAACAACTAGTATATATGAGTACAGAGTACACCGGCGCTGAGCGCGTCTTATTTAGAATGGCCTATGATTTTGCTTTGACCGTAGAGCGTCTATCAGAAACCGAAGCCCAACAAAGAGGCCGAGACAAGGTTCTGGCTAAGAGGTCATTACGTAGTAAGGTATCTAGATACTAATATATAAAAAATAAGTCATATGACAAAGAAAACCACCCAGGAAGTTGCGGCTTATATACGGGCCGTTGTTAAGAAAGAAATAGGATCGATCCGGACCAAACGCAAGATAAGCGAAGAGTATCATTGGTATGTAGGTATGCAAGGCCGCGGTACCCGTCGTAATGCATGGCGCTATAAGTACTATGAGCTGAACCTAAATGATTATGGTAAGGCTTATGATGCCTATAAGTTAATTAACGGCATGGCTCCTAAGTTAAAAGAGCTATTTGGTTATACCGTAGTAGCGCATTTCAGCCGTAGAATGGGCCTTAAGCCAAGCTTTATGTACCGAGTAACACCAGCAAATAAGTAATACAATGTTTAATATGAATAGAGACACCCCCTTTTTACTACGCGCGATGGTACCGTTAGCGTTTATAGCATGCCTAGTAGGTCTATGCTGGTTAGGTACGGAAGCAATGAAAGAATTAATAGCAGGAGCTGCACATAACATAAAGAAATGAGTAAGTATATAATAAGCAAGAAGATGGCCGTAGAGATGTTGGCCTGGATATTAGGACTAGTAGGAACGTTGGCGCTATTGAATCTGATAATATGAACGGCGATACGCAGATAGCAGATCTTAAAGCTAGCCAACTAAAGCATTTAAAGAACTATACGCTAGCCTGGTGCAATACATACTTCGGTAAGCGCGTTCATGAGTATGCAATTGATGTTAAACATATAAGACCCAGAACATGGAGCCCAGATGCATTTACCCTCGGCTACTATGATGAAGATGAGAACCTTATATATATTAACACGAAGCAGGCTAGCCATATCCAGGAATACCTTAAGACCATCCTGCATGAGTATACGCATAGCCGACAGCCTATCAAGCGGTTATATGCGCGCACCGATACCCGCTTTGGATATCAGCGTAACCCCTTAGAGGTAGCAGCAAGGGCAATGGAAAGGTATTGGCGAGATGTTTTAAAGGATTACCTGAAAGCACACCCTAACCGGTGTATACCAATGCCAACCGAACATACCTAGCCATACCCACCCATAACCACCTATAACCGCCCATAATGCCCTATATAGCCCTAAAAGCCCCATATATAGGGGGATATACCGGTTATCCTTAACATACCCAGGAATACCGGTGCTTTGGTGGGTGCTTAACCCATTTTTATCGTGAACATATTTTTTTTTGCTATAGCCGCCGGTCTGAAAGGATTTGGGCTAAAGCCCAACCCTCCCAAGAGGGTCTATATATAAATGAACAAGAATCAAAACTAGCAAACAATGACAGAAGAACGTTTATTGCGCGCATACCTATCGAGCTTCAATCGTGATAAGGATTGGGTATGGGTTACAGATGAATTACATATATGCTTAGAGCTCTTATTCGGAGATCACGGTACCTATCATTGGGATAACCTGACTACCCCCATCCGAGCCATTAATGAAGAAACTAAGGGCTCCATTGTATTTCGGCAAACCTGGCGCGGAACCTATAGCATGAAGTATGCGGCCGAGGACCTGGAAAAGGGTATCCTTAACATACCAATGGTTATTTGGAAGAACAGGGAGCTACTTCAGAATCTAAAAAAACAAAGGAGCATAAGCATATGATGACAGTTTTTCTAAGTGAACAGTTTAACAAGTATTGGCGTTGGAATGCTGCTGAATACCATTTCCATGTCAATGCCTGGATGTTGTACGGTGCAGGAGCACCACAGCACATGGGCGAGGATATTCCAGCATTACGGGTACATAATCCAGCTACAGGCGTCACCAAGATATTTCAGCATTACCATGATGCCAATTGGGGTATGACATGCTATTGCAAGCTTTTTCGCAGCGAAGAAGACCCAACCTTAACCATGATGGTATGGGTACCATCAGAATGGGAAGAACGCATAAAAGGAGGTGACATATGACGCGCGGAGTAGTAGGACACGTAGGAATACTTGATCCGGGCTCACATGTGTGGGCATGGTTCCCGGATATAGGTGTTATCCACATCATTCGTTATGCGTTGTTGGACCTGCAGGATAATACAGCGATGAATCTAGATGGCATGGCACGTCATGGTGAAGCCATATGCCTTCACAATCGCGTAACTAATGGCAAGATGATATTTCATTATGACCACAGCGTAGTAGGCGCCGATGGAAGACTCACCATGGCAACCTTTAAGACTATGGATGAAGCATATACCTTGCAAGTATGGGATAATGCTACAGGGTGGGCTCAATACAGAGCGCGCTATATACATCCTGATACACCTAATTTAATAACACCTAAAAAATGGGCCGATGACCACGTTAAGCTATAGATTAGATCCAGGTACCTTTATATGGGAAACCAGAACTGATACCATTCACATTACCCGATGGGAATTGTTTCCTATAGTATCAGATCTAGGTGATACCTGGCATGCGCATACCGTACGCGTCCATAACCCAGCAACCGGTAACCATGCTCGCTTTAACAAATACTCCCAATGGCTGAATCATTATGTAGCTTTCATGGCCCGGGTACCTTGTACAAATAACCCCAAAGGGCGTGTCGTTAAATTAACTGTATGGGATGACTATGACATCCTACGCGCAAATTATCATAAACATGGAAACCGTAACACTTAATGCTTGGCCGAGCCCCCAATGGGAATGGATGCCAGCTAGCAATACGCTGATCGTATGTCTTGCAGAGACTGCCGCTGGTAGAGCACAATTTGCACGTCTGGGTCGTCATGATGGCGATGTATGGATACTAAATTCGGAGACCGGTAAGAAGCGCTTGGGCACGTGGTGTGCGAGCGTAAATCGAGGATATGGCTTGACACATGAATATGTGCTAATTGGGTTTGCCGATCCTGTTAAGGTTGAGGTTCATGAAACAATGCTGGTGTTAGATTTATGTCGCAGTGCAAATGGAACAAAGTTTTGACGATACAAGATTTTTTCGGTATATTGTATAAACATTTAAAAAGAAAACGCTTATGATTATGTTAGTAGTATTTTTGGTATTGGGAGTATTTAATGCTCAAATAGCACGACGCCATACCCGAGCTGGCAATCCTGGTTGGTCGGCCTTTGGCTGGGCTATGGTCGGTTGGTGTGCCTATGCATTCTTTGATAGCTTGATTGCTGTATTAAATGGCATATAGGGCCGGCGGAGCCAGTCCGAGACCCGAACGCAGTGACGGGTGTGTCGAGGACTATACTATAATTTAACCCGCAACAAAAACAAATAAAATAAATTATGAAACAATCATTAATGGGAGTGCTCATCGAGCAACGCAATAGCATGGAAGCCAAACAATTTGGACGTTGGTTTACTGCAAATCTTAAACAACTGGTATCACTTGAACAGGTCATGCATGGTAATACGGCTATCATGGCTGTGAGAGAGTTCAAGGAGAAGCTGGCTAATATATCTGAAGCACCGGTAGAAGTCGCTGATGAAAATCAATCCGCGTAATATTGCCGAAGGGTGGTGGAATCTATGGTTATCTAAACGAGGTACATTAGATTCGGAAACACGGCAATTAGCTGATGCTAGACTTACCATATGTTTACAATGTCCAGTACGAGACGGTAATACGTGTAGCAGCCGTATTAAGGCTTGGGCAAAAGACCGTACGGTATTCTCGGGATGTAATTGTCCGGTAACAGCAAAATGCATGTCGCCTAATGAATCATGTCCTGGTGGTTATTGGTAGTGTATAATATTTATTATTGTTATTATTATATAAGGACTATATAAATGAATTCAAAACAACTACAACAAATTATACGTGAAGAGGTTAGTAACGTATTGAAAGAAGCATCGTCAACGCCGTTAAAAGATTTAGACTTTAACAAATTTGACCAGATACTTAAACTAGTAACAACTCCACTAACAGCTTCTGTATTGGATGATGACTATGAAGACTATGAAGGCGAAACTATATCAGGCTTTAAAAAGTTTAAAGGTATTGAGTATCTTGCAAAATTCTTATTGGACTTCTCTAAATTTTATAAAACAGGTGACAACGCAGACTTCAAAAAGGTTTTAGATCTTTTATCCGATAACACAGATACACTTTTTGCTATATGTAGTGATGATGATAGCGCTGAAATGCTTAAAGATAAAAAGCTTGCAAAAGCTCTAACGGATGTTAACGAAGCTTTATCGAGTTTTGGGTATTCTGTCTATGAAATAGATCCTGCTTTCGTTGCTAAGCATTATAACAAGTTAGCAGATGTCGTTAAAAAGTTTAAAGTATAATTATGAAACTAAAAAACTTACTTAAAGAAGCTTCTGGTCAGTTAACAACTTACTTAGAACCAAAACAACATCAAGCGTTAGTAAATGTTGTTTCATCAGTTGATGAGTTAATGCAATCTATTGATGACGCAGCTAGACTTATTGAACATAAAGATATTAGAAAATGGTTGATACTATCAAAACGTGAGTTAGTTCAAATACAAGCTCGGCTAAAACAAATAGATTTACGCAAATGAAACTAAAAAACTTACTCAAAGAAGCAGACGAAGACCATGAAGTTAAAATGGTTCAACAACAATTGTTGGTAATTGCACGTTCAGCTGTAGAACTTTCACAAAAGGTTGGTAAGACGGAAAAGAATCTTCCGGCTTGGATACAAGGCCATATTTCTCAAGCAGAAGTTTACATCAACCAGGCTAATGCTGGTTATCATGAATTGTAAAGATAATGAAATGAATTCAAAACAACTACAACAAATTATACGTGAAGAGATTTGGAACGTATTGAAAGAAGCTGAAACCATCAGTATTGACGGTAAGAGTGTTACTATCAGTAGTATTCTTATAAACAAATTAAAAGTAGCGATGGACGTACGTATATCAAACCCAAAAGATGAAAATGCACGTAATGAGGTTGAAGATATCTTAACACAAATCTACAAAAAAGCGGGACGTAGAGATGCTAAAGAGTTAGCTGCTGGAAACATGGAAGATGAAGTTACCATGACAGGTCCTTTAAGCGCTGTAGTATCGCTTATTAAAGATACAGTGACTGTACCTTATCTATCATCTAGCGATAAACAACTTATTAAAAGATTTAAAAGCTCGACAGTTGATAACCCAACTTCGACTGATGTAGAATTTTTTTCGCGTAAACATAATTTAGATTCAAAACAACGACATTTACTTAAAAAAGTATTTCTTAAGAATGATGATATTAAAATTACATCGACAGGACCTCTCCCCTCTGATATTAAACCTAGAATTGGTAAATAAATTATGAACTCAAGTCGACTAAAACAAATTATCCGTGAAAAAATACATATATAAGGACAATAAAATGAATTCAAAACAACTAAAACAAATTATCCGTGAAGAGGTTAGTAAAGCCCTTCATGAAGGAGCTATTTTAAATGCCATTACTCCTAGACTAGAAGGAGAAGTTAAAGCTGCCGTAGCCGCATTAGAAAAGGAGTTACAGTCGATAGGTGTAAACTTAGACAATAAATCCGCGGATAGATTAGCATATTGCATTATTGATATTATTGATGCTGCGAAACAAGAAGCAAATGATGAATATGCTGCTGATTAAACAATTGAATCGCTTATAAAAACACACGCCACCCAGACTATATATTAAGGCCATCCAACCGGGTGGCTTTTTTACTAGCTAGATATTTATTCTAAAGGATATGTATGAAAGATTTTTTTAAACAATTGTTTGCAGATAAAGAAGGACAACAATCTACCAAGCGTATTATTGCTATGATTGGAATGTTGTTTCTATGTGGTACTATGGTAGCTACAGCGTGCCGTTGCTCTATTAAGCCTGATGAAAATTTAATATCATCAGTTGAGATGATTGTAATTGTTGCATTAGGTGCTACTAGTTTAGATAAATTTGCAGGTGGGTTTACATTAGGTAGAAAAAAGTAATATGTCAATGAAGCTTAAAGATATCGTTAAGGAAATTAGTCTAATGTCAGGAGACGCTGGAAATGACAGCACATCAGCTGAACTAATGGATGACTTTGTAGCAGAGAATCCTAAATTTGATTCTTTAGTTAAACGCTTATACGGTAAAGATTCAACATCGATGTTTTGGAACCGGTCTGAATATTGGTTAGCAAAACCAGAGGTTAAAAATAACCCGTTAGATGGTAGACTGCGAGGTTTTATCAAGGACAATGCATTTGACAGTCAAGGTAGCTATTATATTATACGCAATAAAGTTGATGATAGATTCTGGCATAACCTATTTGATTTATCACGACCTGCAGAAACAGTATATGTAGGCCGTATTGAAACAACTCCTAGTACAGGTGAGTATAGTATGCAACGCATATATGGCGTGGAAGGTCAAGTAGTTCATTGGAGTAATATAGCCAAAGAATATAAAGGCGCCGGCTTTGGTGCGTTTTTATATGATACTCTTTTATATAAATACGGCGTGTTAGAAAGTGACACTATACTATATCAAGGTAGTCAAGCTATGTGGTCGAAACATATACCTAAAGTTGCTTCATTCTTTGGTGGCACGATAGGATTTTATGGTGGCAGCACGCAAAGCGAAGCGCAAACAGTAGTTATCCCATTAAATGGTGAAGATGTAAATGACAAAAATTTCATAGGTGGTACGCTAGGATCGTTTGTTGCATTCAGTGGCAATATACCCGCGGGTATAAAACAAATAGCTAAGCTTACAGCAGGATTAAGTGCACGTACCGGTACATTGGGTATTGTATCAGTCAGTCATAAGCTTGATGCCCCGATAGATGAGTATACGGATGCTGGAATTGAAATAAATCAAACTGAACGATCAACTTTTCTAGATATTCTTGATACTGTTAGCTTTGATGAATTGATTGACATATTCAAGGATAGAAATATGAGTATTGATGCTTATGAAAAAACAGATTTAAAAAAAGCTAAAAAAATGCTCATGTTGTTTGAAAATGCAACTGTATTTGCAGAACCAAAAGGTGACGGTATTAAATACGAGTTAATACAATGATAAAACTTAATCGGCTCTCACTAAAACAGATGTAAAGATGGAACCAAATGCTTAAGCTTAAAAACATATTGACTGAAGAATGCTGGAAAGGCTATAAGCAGGTCGGTATGAAAAAGAAAGGCGATAGACAAGTACCTAACTGTGTTCCTATTGACGAAGAAGCTATTAACGAAGTAGGTGAAAGCACTGCTAAGCCGTTGAAGTGGAGATCTGCTTCCGACCCTGTTAGAAAGATTAAACTTTCCGCACAAAATATAATGGGACGTCATAATATTAAAGAAACTGGTTGGATTAAGGTTGAGTATATAGCACAATCAGAAGTTAATCCAAAAGCCTTTTATATTATTAATCTTGCAACACAACTAGATAACGCTGGTCATGACCATACATATATGCCTAAAAGTAAATCGGAAGCTGGTGTACTATTAGTAAGAACTAATGTATCATTTACAATATCAACAGATGTTGCACATGAAGAACCGGAAACTAATCTCAATGAACAATATCGTGTAATGTCTACAGTTATAGAATGTATAAAAGATTATATAGATCGTGTAGAAGGACTAGTTATATCAATTAATGATGATGAATACACGTGTGTAGTTCAGACAATATATATAGCACCTAAATCTGATACTAATGTAAACTCAGATACCCCTACTTCTAGCCTTGATAGTCGCCGTGGTAGATTATATCAAGCATTTATAAAAAAGAATTTAGCGAAACTGCCAATTGATATGAAGGTTGAAACGAAGCTGGATACGTTCGTACTTAACCGTAAAAACATATTTGATAAAATAAAATTTTAATTATGCCATATACCTATAGAAAAGTAGATAATAAGTATTGCGTGTATAAGAAGGACAGTGGAAAGAAAGTCGGCTGCACTGATGGCAATGAAACTGCGTTAAAAAAATACTTAACGGCTCTACGTATGCATGAAGGTATATTAACAGATCCATTACAAGAAGATTTACGTAAATGGGTTAAGCAACGTTGGGTAGATATATCACGTACTAAACCAGGTGGCGGTCATCCCGCATGCGGTGCATCTGCAGATTCAGGTTCTAGATCGGGCGGTAAACGTGCGTATCCAAAATGTGTACCAGCATCAAAGGCATCTGCAATGTCCGATAAAGAAAAAGAATCCGCAGTTCGTAGAAAACGTGATAAGTATTCCGGTAAAGGTAAGCCAGGTAAAAAGGCTATCAATGTTAAAACTGAAGCTAAGGGTGAAAAGGATGCTTGTTATCATAAAGTAAAAGCTAGATATGATGTATGGCCATCAGCGTACGGCTCTCTGGCTTTGAGTGCATGTCGTAAGGTAGGCGCTGCAAACTGGGGTAACAAGAAGAAACGTGAAAATCTAGACCCGGATACATATACTGATACCGGTAAATCATCTCCGTACGGATCTGGATACCAGAAGGTAAAAGGACTTAATGAAGTGCAGGGTAAAACATTACATGTGTATGATTTCGATGATACACTAGTTAAGACACAATCGTCTGTAGTCGTTCAACGTCCGGATGGAAGTACATATGAATTAGATAGCCATGCATTTGCTACACATAAGTTAAAGCCAGGCGAAAAATATGACTTTTCTAACTTCGATAAAATCATTAAGAAGTCACTTCCTATAATGAGGAATATTCAACAAATTAAAAAGTCATTAGCCAATCCGTCTATTAAGACAACAATACTAACAGCGCGTAGAATTGCCTTTCCTATCATGAAACATTTACGTGATTCATACGGCATTAATACTTATGTAGTTGGTACTGGAAGCAGTGATCCTGAGAAGAAGGCTGATTGGATTGAGAAACAAATAAACAGAGGTTACACTAATATAAAATTCATGGACGACAGCCTAGCAAACCTGGATGCTGTTCAGAATCGTTTACAAGATAAAAATGTCAATTTGACACTGATAAATGCGACGACAGGTAAACAATATAAATAAAAAGGAGTGTTATGAATTTTACCAGAGAACAAGTTGAAGCAGCCGTTAAAGCCAAAGGATATGTTTGGTTTGAAGATGCTAGCAACAAAGGCTATGATGTCAATATCATAGGAATTAGAAATGCCAGTACTGGTCAAACTGTTACGAATGTGTTTGATGATGCATTGACAATTTCTTACAAAGAAAACGGTGTTTGGAAATTCCATTCTTGGGCAGCTACAACCGACCCAGGGAAGAAGGGAGTTAAAGAATATCATAATGCAGCAGGTGTTGCTCGTCTTGTAGAAGGCCAGTATCGCAGCTCGCATATTATCCGTCTTCACCAAGGAAAATATGAAGCATTAGGACAGAACAAGCCAGTTAAGGTTTGGCGCGATGCTAACAAGGATTTAGTGTATGATGAGAAAAAAATACAGGAAGGTGTATTTGGAATTAACATTCATAAAGCTGGCGCAGATTCAACATATGTTGAGAACTGGAGCGAAGGATGCCAAGTATTCAAGAAGTCTGCAGATTTTGAAGCTTTCATGAAAATTTGCCGTAAAGCAAAAGACATTCATGGTAACAACTTTACTTATACTTTAATTAGCTCGTCTGATATAAAGTAAGGATACTATAATGGCAAAGGCAAAGGTAAAAGACACGGGCATATACCGTAAACCACCGAAAAAACGTCGTCCAGGTGTTCATGCAAAGACAAAACAAAGCAAGAACAAACGTGCTAAGAACTATAAAAAACTAAATGTAGGTCAAGGATAACTTTTCTGAAAAAAGATTTGTTTATTTGAAATTTTATACTTAAATTAAGTATCTTAAAAATAAGTATATGTCAAAGAAGTTAAAGATAAACGATCGTGTTGTAGTACAATTTCTTGGTGCAAAATATGAGAGTCAGGTCATAGCAATACGGCCTGACTCACACTATGATCTCCGTAAAACCGATGGAACTATAATACCAAATTGTGCATGGCAAAAAGATGCACATAAGAAAGCGCCATGGTGGATTGTTGCAAGAATAGATGGAGGTGTAATTACGCCAATTTCACCGGAAAAACCGACGAAATCTGAAGAAATTAATAAATCAGAATTAGATGCCAAAATCAAAGAACAAAAGCAATTTATCCGCGGAAACATTAAGAAATGACCTGTTTCCATATTGCCATAAATACCGTGTTTTTCTGGTAAATTCACATGCTGAAGATTGGATAGAATATGCCTTTCATTGCGACTTCGAAAACCCGAAGAGTAGCCGATGTATACAAAGTTTAAAGGAGCGTTTAAACCTCGGTTATAGGGGCTTCAAAATACAAAATATACGGCTTTTAGAGGCTAACTACGACTCCCATTCTTACCAAGATTTTGCCAGGAAAAGAGACCTAATTGTTCAAAGAGCCATGATAAACAAAGCTTAGTCATATATATTTTAAAGAGGTATTATATGAACAGAGAAGACCGTTTTTATCATATCCATTCTGTAGTTGCAGAATATGAATTAGAGGATAAGTTCCAGGCTCAATTAGAGCGTATGAAATGGCAAGAAAAACACAAATACAAAGATGTGTTAGAGCAATGGGAATATGCCTTTGATAAACTAATGAAAGACTAACATAGGATATTTATATAAGATGATTACATTAGAGAACATAATGACAGGTGATAATTTTATCGGTGAAGAATTGGAATTTTTCATTGATGATGAAACACTAATTGGTGAGGTATATTTAGACGGAGATCTTATATTCCAAGCCGATGATATGTCTGATGAAGATATGTTAGAAATTGAATTTCAAAAAGAATTTCATATTCGCCATGAGGAAGATTTCCTTATAGACGACGATGAATATTAATAACCAAAATAAAGGAATGTTATGACAACAGAAGAACTATTTACAGAATTGAAAAACCTTTGGACTGAGTTTGAAGAGAACCATGCAAAGTTTGCTGAAAAAGGAAACAAATCAGCTGCTACTAGAGCACGTAAATCAATTGGAGATCTTAAGAAGCTTGTTACTGAATACCGTAAAGAATCGGTAACTGAATCAAAAAGATCGTAAATATACTAATATAGACCCATAGCATAAGTTATGGGTCTTATATTAATTTTAAAGGAAAAATATGGAAGGGAAAGATTTTAAAAATAAATTGTTTAAGTTAATTGAATCAGAAGTACGTGATGTATTAGCCGAAGGCGCAGGACGTTACGGTTCATTAACAGATCCAAAGAGTTTCGATCCAGTCGATCCTGAAGTACATATTACAGGGTATGGAGTTTTATTACGTTCACAACTTCGTAATGAAATTACCGCTAGATTATCTACAATGGCTAAGACAGCAAAAGATGCTGCTGGTAGTGATGTTCCATATAATCAATATAAGACATTAGCATCTTTAATTGGAGAGAAGGGAGTATTGACTCGTTTCATTTTAGCTGAACTAGATGTAGCTGATGAGTTAGAGGAGATGAGAACCAAAGGAGGTCGCCGAACAACTCCGATACCAAAACAAAAATAAACTTTTTTAACTTTTCCTTAGGAATAGTGAAAAATAGTTATTATATTTAAATCTAATTAAAAAAATAAGTTATGAGTTATTATGTATCAAGAGTAGCAATTGCTACCGATACTCCTAAGGGAGTGAAATGGGTGTCTGAAACCTATCTAATTGACGCTGTATCCGTTACGCATGCGGAAGAGTTAATTAACAAAGACTTTAAATCGTCGGGCATTGAGTTCGAGGTTAAGTCAATTGGAACTAGTAAAATTTGTAAAGTTATTGAATCACAAAATTCTTAAGAATGGAGAACATTGAAGTAAAAGTTACGCATTTAACAGAGAAGCAAAGATTGGCCAAAGAAAATGGGCCATTGAAAAGATATGCCGTAGGAGAGAATGTAGTATTTCGATTCGAAGGTGTAAATCAAATAGGAATGATCACTAATATCAGAACCCATAAAGGGAAAAGAGTTGGATATGATCTTCGTTCAGAAAAAGGCTCCGGATTCATTCTAGTTCCGGTAGATAAAGAAAAATCAAATCCGTGTATTGATTCTGCATTAACAGCCGTATGGCAACAAAATGGCGGAAGTAACAATATGCGTGTCGATCGTAGTATAGGTCATACAATTGCAAATTTTAGTCCCGATATGATACTTGAAGACATCAAGCATTTCGATAAAAATAATGATTTAACCTTCCCAGTGGTAGGTCCAAGATCTTATTAATATGACAAAATTTCAAAAACAAGTACTCAAGAAGTACCCTAATGCTCGACTCGAGTATGAAATGGATGAGTGTTTTATCGTTAATGGGGACACGATGTTATCAGAAGAGTATCTGATGCCCGTGACAGATGATCCGGAGAAGGCTTGGGAGTATGCTGCAATTGCATGTAGAACTACTCAAAACTTTAATAGAACACATCCATTGCGAGTAGATAATCGTGACGTCGAGGCTCGTGTACAAAGAATTTTAAACCGTAAAAATCGTAGTAATTATGCTAAGTAAACTAAAAAATATCTTTAAAGATAAAAACAGTAAAGAGTGGCAAGAACAAGTAGAATGGGCGAATAACCAAGTATCTATTAAAGAAGAAGATACTGAAATCCTTGAAGAAGTTATTGACCCGACAGAAGAATTCTATAGTGAAACTCCAACGCCGATAGTAGCTGAGACATTGACAGAAATAGACATTGATACGGTTGATGCCGATGAATTACGTAATGCAATTTTAGAAAGTCTTCCTACTAACGAATTCCTATTATATTCGCCTGAAGCTATAGGATATCCAGACACTGCATATCAAGTAATGTTATACCGATCGATATTAATGTACACCGGCGGGTCTAGCGTTTTAGATTACGGATGCGGCCGCGGAGATTTTAAAATCTTTGTAGCAAGCGAAACTGGAAAGTCAATTGATTATGTTGGTATAGATTCTAATTATCCGTTAATTGAAGCAGGTAAGCAAGTGTATGGTGATAACGTTGACATTCGTGAAATGAATTGGTCTGCTCCACATGATATCGTTAAAGACTGGTGTATCAATATAATGGCATTAACATTGCGTTATGATTTAGATATGAAAAAATCTAATGAGGAAATATTAGATGATACTATAAACATTATGTTAGAACATGCTAATATTGGAATTGCAATAGTATTGACATCTGATCACCATGACCACCAGGATGGTATTATTCGTTATAATCCGGGTGAACTTTTAAATAAGTACCAAAAGAAGTATAATGCATGTTTAGTCGATCATAGTATGGGCGATTCAGCATTTACGTTAGTTATATATAAATCTTAAAAATTAAATTTATGAGCGTTAACAGTCGATTCGCAATGGATCAAAAGAAAGTGAAAAAGTTTGGACAGTTTTACGGGTCAATCGATTTTGACTCAGATGATCGAGTATCAGCACAGGTATTTGCAAATAACCCAAGTATGCCTGTAGTAGGTAAATTTTGTATTGGTAACCATGAGTATGGTGTCACTATGGATGAACTTGAGCATATTGAGCAAACATGTAAGTCTGCCCGAGAAGTTATTTTGAAACGATATCGTTTCGGATTGATGGGTAAACTCTAATCAAAATCATATTTATTCAAAATGGGAGTCACGATGATACTTACAAAGAAACAACAGAATATAGTCAATGTAATTCTTCGTGACTCCGATTCTGAAAGTCGTTTATTACGATTGAAAGAGTATTTAAGTACACAGAAATTAAATACCGATCATGATTGGGCATATGTAGCATTTCAAATCTTTAAAGAACATGGCTCTACAAAACATTAAAATATCCGAAGATGACTTTGATTTATTTATAGGATTAGATCCTACTGATAAGATTGAGTATTTATATGATATTCTAACTGTAGGTAAGGAAGCTGCTAATAGTAAACAAATAGAACAGCTTCATACACGTCTAGAACATGCTCGTATAGTACAAGTTAAGATACAAGATCTAATGGTAGGACCGTATCGTCTATGTATTTCTAACTATGACGATATAATTACATTTAATTCTGATAGTATACGTGTAATACGACATTTCATTAAGAAAATGAACCATGATGGTACCATATTAGCAACGGTACCGTATATCAAGAAGTCAGATTTCGATTTCTATAAATACTTTAAAGCATACCGTATATTGGGAGTTAATCAACCATTATGCGAGAATTAACGCCCCAAATTCCTTTATATAAGAACGATTATAACTAGTTTACAATGAATCAAATAATAGAATTCCAGGGTCGTATGCTGGTCTTAAAACGAACTATTAAAGAGTCTACGTTGAAGGATGGATCTGATTTAAATCTACTTAAAGAACTGTATCGATGTGATACATTACTTCGCAAGGATGGTAGATTTTATTTTTGCGATTCTGTTACAGATATTGAATTTACTGAAATTACCGAAGAAGAAAACATTTCTGAAGAATAATTAGGAAATGTGAATCAATGTCCTTATCTTTAAGACATGAATAAAAAAGTACGTTTAGGGTATGCATGTATCAATAATACATTGGCAGCCCGTCCTAACAAGTTAGGTGGTCGTATCCTTACCGGGCGTGGGGTACGCAAAGAGTCATGGTTTCCTAATAACGACCTTAAGAAACTTAGCGATATTGCTATTCTTAATGCAAAAGATCTTTTGCATATCCTTAAGTGGAACGAAGAGAATAACATTCGTTTATTTCGTATAGGGTCTGAATTGATACCATGGGCTGATCATTATGAATTACATACATTACCAGGCTATGATGAGATTAGTAGAATACTTTTCGAATGCGGCGAGTTTGCTAGGGCACATGGTCATAGACTTACTACACATCCAGGGCCGTTCCATATCTTAGGCGGTTCTCGCGAAGATGTAGTTAACAAGAGCATTACTAGCTTAGAACGACATTCTGAGATGTTTGATATGATGGGTTTTGCTCCTTCATATGAAAATAAAATTAACATTCATGTCGGTGGCGTTTATGGTGACCCTGAGGGTACTGCTTATACTTGGATGAAAAATTGGGAACGATTGTCGGATCGTTGCAAGGCACGTTTAGTACTTGAAAATGATGACAAGCCTAGTATGTATAGTGTATCTATGCTATACTCGTTCATTCATCAGAATATTGGTATTCCTATTACCTTTGACTATTTTCATCATAGTTTACATCCAGGTAGTTTATCCGAACAAGAAGCATTTGAAATGGCTCGTAGTACATGGCCGACAGGTATTATACAATGTTGCCATTATAGCGAATCACGCCGTACGGAGTATCAATTGATGTTAGAACAGGTTAGTGCCCAACATAATATTCCATTGACCGAATTACTTACTTGGCCGACATTTGCCCAATATAAAAAAGACTTTGATAAGATTAAAATAACGGCACATGCCGATTATATTATTCATCCTATCAATACATATGGCTATGAGGTCGATATTATGATCGAAGCAAAAGCCAAAGAATTAGCACTTTTAAAGTGGAGAAATATTTATAATTATAATAATCAACAAAAGGTTTTAATATGAAAGACAAAGACAATGTATTACGTAGATTAGATGAGGCTGATAATATGGCCATGATTTTAATTGATTTAGCTGAAAGGAAATCTGTCGATACCAATGAAGCTATTAGACGCTTAAACGAAATTCGCAGCCGAATTAGATTTGCAATGGATCGTATAGAAATTAGCTAATGAGATCAAAAATATTTCCGTATATAATTGCACTTAGTGCATTTGCAGTATCAGCATCAGCAGCGTTTTATTCAGTCTATGGATTGAGTAAATTGTTTGCTGGAGCTAGTACACAAGTTATCGTAATGGCAAGTAGTTTAGAATTTGCTAAATTAGTTATTGCATCTTTATTATATCAGTACTGGGAAACAATAAACAAAGTGTTACGGGTATATTTGGTAGGGGCTATAACTATATTAATGCTTATTACTAGTGGTGGTATATACGGTTATTTGTCTAGTGCATATCAAGATACTGCTAATAAGTCCGGTGTAGTTGAAAAGCAAATTGAAACTATTAAAACTAAACGTACTAGATTTGAGCAATCAAAAGTAGAATATGCAACAGAGAAACAACGTTTAGATAATGATATATCACAGCTACGTACAGCGTTAGCCAATGGAAGTACGACCCAAACAGTTGATAGAAATACCGGTCAATTAGTTACTAGAGCTAATGAGGCTAACCGTAAAACATTTGAAACTCAATTGACAAATGCAATGGCTAGTAAGGATCTTTTAGATATAAAATTAACCGGTGTTAGTGATAGCCTAACGGCATTAGATATGCGTATATTAGATATAGAATCAAATGCACAATTAGCCGGAGAATTAGGCCCTTTAAAGTACTTAAGTAATCTAACCGGTAAGAGTATGGATACAGTTATCAACTGGTTCTTGTTACTTATTATATTTGTATTCGACCCATTGGCAATTGCATTAGTAGTAGCAGCAAACATGGCATTTGAAAAAAAACAAAAAGATCATAACGAAAGCATACCGTATATATCAGATGATTTTCAAATAGGCCCGGATGGAGCATATGAACATGTAGATATCGAAGATGTTGTTGTAGAAGAAGATGTTGTTGTAGAAGAAGATGTTGTTGTAGAAGAAGATATTGTAGAGGAAGAAGAGATTGAACCGGAAGATATCTACGAAGATAAACCTGTAGAAGATAAACCAGAAGTCCCCGTTAATACACCGGCTAAGCCGCCGCCACGTGCTAGAGCATATTGGGCGTAATTAAACAAATAAATTTATGGCAGAAAAAATAAAAACTCTTTTTGAGACTAAACAACGCAATGGCAAACGATATATGATTTGCCGAAATAGTATTTCAGATGGCAAGTATTGGAAAGGCAATATTTGTAATCAATGGTCTGAAGTGGGAGAAATAACTACCGCGGTATTGTGTACGTCATGTACTGCTAAGATAGCAGGCGCACCTGAGATACGTAATGGATATGTATCTAAAGGGCGTCCACGTGGATGGCAGTTCATGGTTGAGTTTGTTGATGCCGATGGCAATGTATTCCTTAAGGGTATAGAACAACCTAAACTTAAAGGAACTAGGGCTGTTACTAAGATAGAGCCAACTGAGGGTAAAAAGAAGTTAACTAAACAGGAAAAGGCTGATCTTAAAGAACAAATTTTAGGTCAAATAGTCTTTTTACGTGGACAGATACTTAAATCTGGAAAGAAAACGGAGATTAAAGGCCATCAATCGAAGATGAAGAAGTTAGAACGTCAATTGAACAAAGTTAACAAATAATTAGGTAAATCAATAAAACTACCTTATATTAAGAACAGTTATGAGTATATACGAAGAAAACAATACGAAAAAGTCGGTTATCAAGGATGATAAAGAGACTACAAGCCTTTATACAGAGGTTACAGAACAATTAACAACATTAATTGACTTTAATGATTCAGTAATTTATCTTAATGATGATGTTACTGGAACTACTTTAGTTGACTTAATGATTAAGATACGTGCTATCTTAAATAATAGAGAAGAAGGTAATACAGATCCTATCAATTTAATTATCAACTCTAATGGAGGTGATGTATATGATATGTTAGGTATTATCGATTATATTGAAACTTTAGATATTAAAGTAAATACAATTTGCCGTGGCAGAGCATTTTCAGCAGCTGCTGTAATATTAGCATGTGGTACCGGTACTAGAATGGTTAGTAAACGTTCATGTGTAATGTTCCATGAATCAAGTAGTTACTTGGATGGAGTTAAGATGAGTGACATGACAGCTTACATTAACAATCTAAAATTAATTGAAGATGATGTTTGCGATGTTTTAGCAAAACGTACTAAGAAACCAGCTGAATGGTGGAGACAGCAACAGAAAACAGATTTGTTTCTAACAGCAAATCAGTTATTAGAATTTGGAATAATTGACGAAATAATTTAATACTATGAGTTTAACAGCAGAAAAGATACACGACAATTGGATTGAATATCGTAAGCGTGTAAATGAGTATTTCCCTACACGTAAGGATGCTCTAAATAAAATGTACGATACATTTGAAGATAGAATGATTATGATGCCTGCATCAAGTATCGATCATTTTCATAATGCCTTCGAAGGTGGATATGTAGATCATGTACTTCGTGTTATGGATTGTGCGGTAACGTTATTAGACAGTTGGGAAGCGTCTGGTGCTAGCATTGACGGCTTTACTAAGGAAGAATTAATGTTTGCTGCTATGCACCATGATTTAGGTAAAGCAGGATTTCCTACTCCCGGTGGTGAGATTTATATTCCTAATGACTCGGAGTGGCATAGAAAGAATCAAGGTAAGATGTATAAACATAATCCAACTAATCCATTTACCATGGTACCGGATTTAAGTTTATGGAACTTGCAACACTTCGGAATACAAGTGTCATGGAATGAATATTTAGGTATTCGTATACATGATGGTCTTTATGATGACGCTAATAAACCTTATTACATTGCTAGAAGTGCCGATGCTAAGATGAGAAATAACTTAGCTTTAATTTTACATCATGCAGACCATATGGCAGCACGTATTGAATACGAACGTTGGGCTAATGGTTCAGCCGCAATTGCAAAGCCGATAGCATCAAAACCAAAGGCGACTACAAAATCAGATCTGTCGGCAATTGATGCATCAAAATTATTTAACGACTTATTTAAGGACTAATATGTTAATTACAATTATATGTTTATCGGCACTACTTATTGGATGTGTGTTTGTTATATTTAATTTATTGCGTAAGGCAGAGGCGTTAGAAGAATATGTAACTGACTTAGAGCAATCTAATTTAGATTACTATACATTTTATAATAACTTGAAATCTAAAACCGGTGAAGCTTATTCACGAATGAAAAATATCGATCGTTTAGGTTCATTTGAATCTGATGATGAGACTGGATATGTCTTTAAAGAACTTAAAGATATTGTTGGTCAATTGAATGGAGATTTTGAATGACGCCAGTAGAAGAATTTTATCAACAGATACAAGCCGAAGCAGATGCTGCAGCTGTTGTTGTAAGTAAACGAGGTAGAAAGGTTAGTGATAAACAATACTTTACAATTACAACGGAACGAGCTATTGTAGCTTATAATAAGGAAACAGATCAATATTTACGTAATAAAATTTATCGTGAATATATAGATTATCCATTTAATAAGTTAGTTGAAAACATATATCATACCTTTAAATTTTCATATTTTGATATTCCATACGAAGATATTAAATGTGAAGTGGTAGCTTTTCTTAATGAGAAGATACATAAATTTACCGAAGGTAAAGGTAAAGCATTTAGTTATTTTAGTATTGTAGCTAAAAACTATTTAATCATACAAAATAATACTAACTATGCTAAATTTAAACGAAAAGTAGATACATCATTAATTGATGAATCTCGCGATTTAATGTCAGAAGTAAGTATTTCCTCCTATCAAGAATCCCTGAAAGACTTTGTAGACTTATGGGCGGATTGGTATGATAAGAATGCAACTGCTATCTTTAGTACACGTAAAGATTTAATTGTTGCGGACACTGTCCTTGAGTTATTTCGTATACGTGAAAATATCGAAGACTTTAATAAAAAGGCTTTATATATTTTAGTACGTGAACGTACGGGTCTTAAGACTCAGAATATTACAAAAGTATTGACTGTCATGCGTAATGATTTTGTTAAAATGTTTTCGGTCTATCAAAAGACCGGACGTTTTAACGACAATAAACTATAGCCCTTATATTTATATTTAAAGGGTTTATATGAGTGCAGACTACGAACTATTTAAAGGAACATCGTTTTCCGATCTGATGCGTGATGTCTATCACAATTCTAAAAAGAAGTCACGACAAATTGATACGTTAATACAAGAACTACAACCGTTAGTAAAGAATGCAGGTGATGCTACAGTTATTGTACCATTGATTGCAGAGTACTTAGAAGTGTCTGTAAAGAACGACGACGCTTTAGTTAAATTAGCTTCAATTGTACAACGTTTAGTTTCCGCTAGCAGTAAAGGCGAAGATGATGGCAATGAATTTGGTCTTTCGGATGAAGAACGCAAGCAATTAATTCAAGAAGCTGAAAGCGAGGTAAAGGCTATTAAAGCTGCTGATTCTGTGATAAAGGATAAGTAATGGCATCTGTATTATCGTTAGCTGAAGTTATTGATACCACATTTAGCTACGCTCCATTTACTGATAAAGTTACTGGTACGGAATATCCGCAAGGTACAATTAAAATACGGATTCGCAGCCAAGTAGCGTCACGCGCGCCGGTTGATGTTTACGCTATGCCATTAGATCTAACAGATATCGTTACGCCGTTAAAAGGCGAACTAGTTACAATCTATGTAAATGATATGAGTTCATTATACAGTGTTAAGTTATTTTATACTAAGATAATTAATTTTCATAACACTGTTAATACTAATAGTATACCGTTTTTTAATGCATTTACGCAAGTAACTGCTGGCGCTAGTAATTATAATACAATAGGTATAGCTTCTAACGGCCCGAAGGTAACGCCGGAATATCTATCACATACCGAACAAGATATACGACCACTTCAACCATATGAAGGCGATAAACTTATAAGTTCCAGATATGGCAGTGCTATTAGATTTTCATCTAACATTACAAAAGGTAATTCAAATTATTTTGTAAGTAATCCACCATGGAAAGGAAGTAAAACTAACAATCCTATACTAATGTTTACTGCTGGTTTATCTGATAGTAGTGAATATTATAATATTGAAAAACCGGACACTGATAAAAGTTTATTATACTTAACAACAGACCAGAATATTTCAATAACTCCCGCGCAAACACGAATAGGCACTGGGGTAAAACCTGGAACATATTCTAACGCTCAAGCTATTATATCATCTGATCGTATATTTTTAAATTCACGTAAAGATGATATCACTTTAGTTAGTAAAAGTACTGTTAACATTGCTACGCCGAAATGGGCAGTGGATATGGATAAGTTTTTTACTCAGATTGAAAGTATACAAACTCAATTGACAAGTTTAACAGTACAAGTCACTACATTAACAACTGCATTAGCTGCTAGTGCAACTGCTGATATTGCACTTGGAATTCCTGGCGCTGTAATTCTTTCTCCTGTAGCTACATCTGCCATCGGTAATTTAACTAATATTACTTCTGAATTGGCTAATATCACTGCTATACTTGCAACTTTAAAGCAGTAACATATTTATATAAAAATAGAAATTATTATGGAAACAAAATCATTTTTTAATGCTTTACGTAAACTCATTCGCGAAGAAGTACAGACAGCAGTTCGTACGGAAATGAAACGTGTATTAAATGAACAACGTGTTGCACCTAAACAAATTATTGACCATGGCATTCGAATGTCAGAACAAGCAGTTAAACCTAGTAAGCCGAAAACATTTGTTAAAGATCCTATGTTAAACGACTTATTAAATGAGACAGCGGCCTCGCCATTGATTCAAGATGAATGGGCTACAATGGACTTTAAAAGTGAAATGGCACAAGCGTTCGGCGGAATGAGATCAGCTGGACCTGATATGTCGTTTGCTACTCCAGCTGTAGCTCCTTTGCAAGATATAAACGGAGCTCCGGTAAACGTACGAAATGAAAATGTAGCGAATGTTGTTAATGCCATGACAAAAGATTATTCGGCGTTAATGAAAGCGATTGATAAGAAGAAAGGTATGCGTTAATGTCTAATAGACCAATATATAGATATCAGCCGATCAATTTATTTCCAGATCGTACTATCGGTATTAAACTACCGTTTAACCGTGCAGCCGCAGGACAAACTAGTACATCAGTATATAATTCGGTCGCATCTAATGGCGGTACGTTATTTAATATGTCAAAAACTACAGAAGAACAGTCGACTAGTAATTTAATTAATTTAGTTATGACTGAAGTAGGTGAACGATATATGCAACCAGAATTTGGAACTACATTACGCCATACATTATTTGAACAGAACACTGAAGATCTTGTTGGCGCTGTAGATGATTCATTACGTAGTGCTATAGCGCGTTGGGTACCGTATATTGAACTAGTAGATTTAGATATTAGCCGTAACGTCGACCGCCATATATTTTCAGTAAAGATTATATATAGAGTCACTAATTTTCCGGCAGAACGTGTTATCAATGTACTGTTGTCTGAGAATACTATACAAGTTATTCCTATAAATAATAATGATATTACACCGTTAGTATTAACTCAAGTTGGGAGCTTTTAATGGAATTAGTTAAAAAGGATGTAAAGTATTTAAATAAAGATTTTGCACAATTTAGACAAAATCTTATAAATTTTACACGCCAATATTTTCCTAATACATATAGTGATTTTAATGAATCGTCTCCTGGTATGATGTTTATTGAAATGGCATCGTATGTAGGTGATGTATTGTCATATTATACGGATCAGTCGTTTAGGGAGTCGTTACTTAAAACTGCACATGAAGATGCTAATGTTTTAATACTATCGCAATTATTTGGGTATAAGCCAAAGTTAAATTCGCCAGCGACAGTAACTGTTGAAGTATATCAGTTAGTACCATCTATAGGTAGCGGTGTTAATGCACAACCTGATTATAGATATGCATTATCCATTAAAGCTGGGATGCAGTTAAGTACCACGACGGGTACTACTAAATTTCGTACAGTAGAACCTGTTGATTTTAGTGCTAATACGGCAGATAATCCTACAGAGATATCCGTATATGAGTTAGACAATAACGGTAACGTTTTATTTTACCTTTTAAAAAAATACGTTAGTGCTGTTAGTGGCGAAGTTATAACAACTGATTTTACGTTTAGTGAGCCTAAGGCATATGATAAAATATCATTACCAGAAACTAATGTATTAGATATTATCGATGTAGTTGATGCTGAAGGAAATACTTGGTATCAAACAGATTATCTAGCACAGGATACGGTGTTTGAAGATATTGCGAACATTCCATATAATGACCCAGATATGGCCGTGTATAGAAGTACCGTACCGTATATTTTAAAACTACGTAAAACACCACGTAGATTTGTAACACGTGTACGAGGTGATTATCGTACTGAAATTCAATTTGGATCAGGTATTAGTTCGGATGCAGATGAAGAAATTATTCCTAATCCAAAAAACGTAGGTTTAGGATTAGAGTATTTAGAACGTACTACTAACTCAAATATTGATCCTAGTAACTTTTTATATACTAGTACGTACGGTCTAGTTCCATACAATACAACATTAACCGTACGGTATAGTGTAGGTGGCGGCATCAATGATAATATATCTTCAAATGTATTAACAGTAGTAGATGCTGTAGAATATGTAACGGAAATCAATGACGTTGATTTAACGTTTGTAAAATCATCGGTGGCTGTAAACAATGCGTTGCCAGCAGTCGGTGGTAAGGCTCGTGATGAACAAGAAAGTATTCGTCAAAATGCCATGGCGTCATTTGCAGCACAAAATAGAGCTATAACAAGAGAAGATTATATTGTACGTTGCTATTCAATGCCAGCTAAATATGGATCAGTTGCCAAAGCGTATGTTGTAGCTGACTCGCAAGTTAATGCATATGATATTACATATCCGCGAGAAACTATTCCAAATCCATTGGCATTAAATGTATATGTATTGTCATATGATAACAATAAAAATCTTGTACCAGGTAATACAGCATTGCTAGAAAATTTACGTACATACCTATCTAATTATCGTATATTGACTGACGGCATTAATTTAAAAACTGCGTATATTGTTAATTTAGGTATTGAGTTTGAAGTTATTCCTAGGCCTAATTTTAATAGTAATGAAGTATTATTACAATGTATTAATAAACTCAAAACTTTATTCGATAATGACCGTATGCAAATTAACGGGTCAATTAACATATCAAACATCGTAAGTGAATTAGATAGATTAGACGGCGTTCAAAGTATTCCTAAATTAGAATTTACTAATTTATATGATACCCATAGTGGCTATTCTGGAAATGTTTATAACATTGAGTTAGCTACTAGAAACGGAATATTATATCCTAGTTTAGATCCATGTATTTTTGAAATTAAATATCCTGATAATGATATTAAGGGTAGAGTAATTAGACCTTAAGGAAGTGTACTATGTATCAATTTTATTATGTAGATAGAGATGCTACAATATACGAACAATTTACGGATCGGAATACTGGTATAGATTCTATTTTAGAATTAACTAAGATAGCAAGCGGTTCTAGATCTAGTGATGGTAATTTTTATGCTAATACATTTAATAGCCGTATATTATTAGATTTTAGTGGACAGATATCATTATTATCATCAGCTATATCAAGCCGCGAGATTCCGCCGATTGGTACCGGCATTGGCTCATCATCTGTATATTTAAGTCTTAGGGCATCGGATGCTACTGATTTACTTACTGCATATACATTAAAAGCTTATCCAGTATCTGAATCTTGGAGTAATGGCAATGGTAATTATAATGACATCCCGCCAATAACAAACGGAGTGTCATGGTATTACCGTACGTCAGCTGATTTACTTACTACATGGAATACCGCTTCAGCTGCCAGTGCAAATGAATTTGGTATTACTAACAGAATGGGTGGAGGTACATGGTTCACTGGTTCTTCATATGAGGCTAGCCAGTCATTTAATTTCCAGTCACCTGATATTAGAATGAACGTTACCGACATAGTTAAACATTGGATAGACAATGATACACCTAACTACGGATTTGTTCTTAAAAGACCTTATAGTGATGAAATTTCCGGCGAAATACTAGGTTCATTAAAGTTCTTTTCTAGGGAAACTAATACAATTTATGTACCTAAATTAGAGATTGCATGGAATGATGTTAATCTATCCGGTACTGGGTCTGTAACAGAAGTATCTAGTAGCGAATTGTATGTACCATATATAAAAAATCTACGCGAAGCTTATAAAGAAACAGATATTGTTACATTACGAATAGGTGCACGTCCAGAATACCCATTAAAGAATTATAGTAATACTGAGTCTCATTATTTAACTAATTATAGATTGCCGTCAGGAAGTTACTATTCCGTTAAAGATTCTATAACAGAAGAAACGATTATACCGTTTGATACTACTGCAACACAGATATCATGTGATACTAATGGTAATTACTTTAGATTACGATTGAGCACATTTATGCCAGAACGATATTATAAAATAGTTATAAAGTCGATACACGACGTTAATAATGTACAAATACATGATAATGGATATTATTTTAAGGTTATTAGATAATGCCAACAGCCCAAGACAATAATACAGTTAATAATAGGTTTACAAGACGACGTAATACCTACGAACACTACCCGCCAGCAACTGGCGTATATACTTATGATCAAGTATCACAAGTGCAATATGATGCATTCGGACGTCCATTTTGGATTAGTCCTACAGGTACATCAGATGTTGTTAACGCCATACCACGTGATGGATCAAATGTATTGACAGTTGATGTGCAACGTGCTGATGCGTATGCAAATTACATGTTAGAAAAATCATACCCAAATGTCAATGAAGATGTTTTAGATGATGTTCTAGACGAGGAATGGAGTTATTTCGGCCCAGATCTAGGAAACAATTTAAATTTACCAGGCATTACCGGAGACTTCCTAGTTCCATATGAAATAAATCTACCAGTTGATTTACATGATGCGTATATACAATACGGGCCAACACGTATAAATAGACGATTAGCAAACGGAGAAGATCCTGATACAGTTGTAAGTTCAACGTTCTGTGTGTATTTTATTCAAAACAATCGCGCATATCCAATACCTAATTACAAAACATTAGAAGTACTGTTAGTTGAAAACGGTAAAACGTATAGTGATATTAAAGAAGCGTCCGTACGTGAAATGAACGATTATGATATGCGTCTAGATGGCTCATTTCTAGGAGACCAGACAGCGCAAGCATCAGCTGATAGTTTAGAAGAATTTAATTTTCGTACGAAATTAGATCGTAGTACCGAATGGTCAACTTTTATACGATATAAAAGTGGTTATAGGCCAGGTGGGCCGTTTAAACGAGATCCGGGTGATTATATAAAGCCAGAAGGATATACAGGTACAAACGAAAATAATCCGGATCTGTTTACTATAGAAGATCCGAATGACATGTATTTTGATACGGCGTTTCAGTTACAGACATATAAAGAAAAACTGCGTGTACAGTACGAAGGTAAAATGATTATTTACAACTGGCCTGTTCCGTATAATAATAATGATGCATATGTAATTGGTGATATAGATAATCCATTAGATGATATATCACGTAGATTACGTATAATGGTACATGGATATTGGAAACAGGTAACTGATCCAGTAACAGTACAATTATATGCGGTTCAGAACGGGTATAATTTGTCGGAATTAAAAACTAGTGCTGATGTACCTGCAGGTGATATCCTAGACGGCGAAAATGGATTAATAAATTTATTAGTTAACGCCGGCGGCATAACTGTTATAACAGATTTAAGTTATGTATTTGCCCCGGTATGGAACGACTTTCCGCATATCGTCGACGTAGATGATGTTAGTCCAGCTGATTATTTAGAGTATATAAACTACTGGAGTAATGGCGGTAAAATGTTCGAGGTGAATGAATTACAGCCGTATGAACCACGCGGTAGTGTAGCATATTATCCATTATCACGTATTTTAATATTACAACAGCAGTTAGTTGATCAATATCAAATTGATGCTATTACATCTCAAATCAATCAAATTTGGCTACAAGTAGCTACAAACTTTACATCGATTGAAACTATACTTAATTCGGTACCGAATAATATAACAGCGTATACTGCTGCAGCATTAGGCCCGGGAGGTGATATATACAAAGTATTAAACGCCGTCGATAAATGGAAATTTGTTAAACGTAAACGAAACGATAATTTAAAAGTATTAGATGATCGTACAAGCTTCTTAAAATTGTTAGAAAAGAACAATGCAATATTTTGGAAGTTTAGTAGATCAGAAGAAAATAAAATTGTATATATTTCCGAATGGGGTCGTACTATTGAGCTAGATAGATTACGAAACCTTAAAGATTCAGATGCGGGCGAATGGGCTGCATCTGCGGCTACTACCGTCGCCGGATTATTTGCTAGTGTAGGAGGTGTTGCGGCATTAATTGCCGCGCCGACAGCAGCGACAGCCACTGTTGTAGTTTCAGGTGTGGCTATACCACTAGTATCAACCGCGGCCGTGACTACTGCAACTGTATCTAGCGTTGGATTGTTAGTTGTAGCAGGTGCGGCAGTGTTATGGCAAGGATTGCAAATTATTATGGGCGAAGCACAGGGAGATGAATATGAATTGCCACGTAATAAATTTATAAGCCCTGCTCCAGGCGATCGTATGAGTTCATTAATGAACGACAGATATACAGATGCTATGATACTAAACCAAACCGGACCAGTTGTAAATCATTTATATGCGAATTCAATAGTAGCTGATCAGTTAATTGTAACTTTAAGATCAGCGGCCACTGATATTAAAAATATATTAAATAATTTAGATGACCGTATAGCAACTGCAGAAGGTATCGGGGAATTTAATGCAATATTGACAGATTTAATGTCAATACAGCAGGTGATAGATAGTTATAATAGTACAGCGATACCAGCAATTACATCCGCCAAAGAAGTTGTTGATACATATGCAAAACAACAAATGCAAAAATATTATACAGCGATAGAATATGTACGACAAAAAGTATATAACGAAGTATTAGCAAATAATAGTCGCGGAATACAATGGCCAAATTCAGCACGTGTTATTGTAAATAAATACTTACCAGGAAAAACGTTTGATAACTATATACCTTAATTAACATGTTAGAAAGATTTTCGAATAAAGATTACATATTATCAACGAAGGGTGCGGTAAGAGCAATATCCTGGACACAAGATGATATTGCACAAATGCAATTAGGTACACAGATTATCTATCCTGATGAAAGGCCTACAGTTGAATTACATTTATATTCGGGTGGGGGACGTTATATAACGGGAGGCAGTACATCTGCATTTCAGTTAACTGGTAATACTATAGCCATAAATTATGGCGAGTTTTTTAACTCTGTCGATATACAGCATGGATATTATGAAGTAGTTTCAAATATACATCGTAATTTATTAGGCGATGAACTCAATCAACTTATACAGGTTAAAGAAATATCGCCTGATAGAAGAGAGATAGTTGTACGTTTAGTTCCATTGGCACCTGATCGGATAGCGTTATATGGTAATGCAGTAGCAAATTATCTATCAACTGTAGAATCTGCATTCGATCGTGATTTAGCTGTCAATTTTGGAAAGAATAATATTGTTAAGATTATTAATCAACGTGATTATTCTTTATCAAACGTATTAGAGCCAGATACAATTGCATTTCGTTTATACCAACCATTACCTGCAGATATTAATTTAACAGATACGTTATGGATAGTTGAAGAATTAGCTGATTCGTATACTGACAATGTTAATGTTACAATTACACCCGAAGACAATGTAGTAAATTTATTACGCGGCCCTAATTTTGAATTTGCAGACGAATACAATACAGTTACGGAAACCGATTTTAAAACATGGAATGATTTATTAGGTACTAATTTATCTACATCACAACAAATTATTGATAGATATTTTTCTGGGTCGTTATCCGGAATTCAATTAAACGTTGATTATTCTGCATTTGATAATTTTGTGTTTTATTCTTCAGCCTATGAACGTTTAGCAAATTTTAAATATAAATTAGAATTAATTGAACACTATGATGCGCAATTAACAACATTAGATTCAGCAATCGGTAGTGATAATAATGCACTTCAAAATAATATATCAATAACAACTAATCTTAAAAATAATGTAATTGGTAGTTTTGATGGCTTTGAACGTTGGTTATATACCGAGTCTACTGCTAGTTTGACTACACATGGTACATCTGGAAGTTATATTGGGGCAGATGGATATGCATTAACACCATGGCCAAAATATTTACATTCAGGATCATATCATTTATATTCAACATCGGAGCCGATAGCAGTTAATTGGTATGACGGATTTAGTGCAACAGCTTCATATTATGACATAGAAAATAATAATGCTTTAGTAAAAACAGTACCAGAACACATTCGTAATGATGCTAATAATAGTGAATATGAATTGTTCGTTAATATGATAGGCCATCACTTTGATATTCTATATTCATATATTACTGCATTAACAGATACATATAAACCTGAAGAAAATCCTAAGTTGGGTAAGAGCCGTGAGGTTTTATATACTATCGCTGAAAGTTTAGGATGGAAGTTAGCAAATGGAAATCAAGCTACTGCGTTATGGAAATATAAATTAGGTACTGATACTTCTGGTTCATATCAGAGTACCGGTAGTTTATTTAGTAAATCAAACGAAGATATTACTACAGAAGTATGGCGTCGAATTGTAAATAATTTACCGTACTTATTAAAAACTAAGGGCACGTCACGTAGTGTTAAAGCTTTAATGAATACTTATGGTATTCCGCAGACTTTACTTTCTATACGAGAATATGGCGGTCCGCTAGCGGACAATGATGCCCCTTCTTTAATTGAAGATCGTTTTGCATATGCTCTTCGTTTAACTGGTGAAAGCCAAGTTTCTGCACATATGCATCATGTTACATCTAGTAATACTGAATGGGGTATTAGCAGAGGAATTATTCCTATCATGACACATGAGATACGCTTTAAGCCTAGCGTGGCACAATCCATGTTGTTAATGTCATATACTAAAGAAAATACAACAACTGAGTATGTTGATCCACTTTATCATGATTTAGGCTATGCTGTTACAAATACAGCAAATGGATCAAATGTATGGCATGTAGCTTTGGAACATACAGCTTCATATTCCGGATCCGGTAATTATGGACGCGTGCATTTTATAATGGCGCAAGGTAGTGCTTCTATAGTAACTCCATTGAAAGCTACTACTGATTGGGCGCCTATTTATGATAATGATTGGTGGAATTTGCGATTGCAGTTTAAAACATCAGCGTTACATTATAATGCCGTACCAAATACTGATACTGTATACGATATACGTGTACAGAAAAAGTCTGATTTTATTAATGCTAAAGTAGTGCATGCAGTATCTGCGTCAGCAACTCCTAGTACTGGCAGTCATTATCAATTTTGGTGTAGTCCAACTCCGTTATATATACTTAATATTGGTGGTAGTTCCGGTTCGTTAAGTGATACAGACGCATTAGGTATAAATGGATATTTAACTGCATCTTTAGGTTTAAATGGTGTACCTACCATGTTTAATGGTAATTTACAAGAATATAGATCTTGGTTAGAAATTTTATCTGACTCGGCATTTTATGATCATACAATTAATCCTACTAGTTATGCGTCAGGGTTATCGCCATCGAGTAGTTTTGATACATTGATACGACAGTTTACGTTTGGATCTGATACTAAAGCTTATGATTTGAGCAGTGTTAATAGTACTATATCTAGTAGTCAGCCGTATCGTAGATTGACAAACTTTGGATCTACGTCAATGCCGTTTGAAACGACTGCGAGCTTGCAAGGATTTAAAATTCCTTTAAATCTTCAACGTGGTAATTATGAAGCAGTCGAAGAAACTTATTATATACCTGGTACTTCGTTAGGTGGTAATAATTTTTATTCACAAAAGATTCGATTAGATGATAATGAGTTAGTTCGTAGATTATCTCCCATTACATCAGGCGAACGTTCTAGATATGATTTATACCCAGTAGATGATAATAAGTTGGGAATGTTTTATAGTATGGCCGACCAATTGAATAAAGATATATTCAATCATATTGGACGAGTTGAAATAGACGATTTTATAGGCGATCCTAGTGATGAGTTTGAATATACATATCCCGATTTAGTTAAATTTTCAAAACAATATTGGAAAAAGTTTTCTGATCGTAATGATGTTAATGCATATATACGTATTTTTAGTCAATTCGACTTTTCGTTGTTCAATCAAATTAAGCAATTGTTACCTGAACGTGCTGATTATGTATACGGATTACTAGTTGAACCACATGCGTTAGAGCGTGTTAAAATGCCGATTTATAAAGGTATTACGGTAGAGGATGATACATTAAACATAGTATTACCTACTACTAGTCCGGTTACAAGTGGTGACACGTTTTTAGATTATACTGGTATAGTGTCAGGTTCTGCTACGTTAAACAATTCTGAATTTGTCGATGAATATACTGGTACGGTATTATCCGGAGCTACGTTAACCGACTCTGCATATATTACAGAGGCTGTTGCTACTTTTGCAATGGTACCATCAGGATCCAATTATTGTACTATATTTACTCCGCCCGTAGATGAAAGACCGCGGGATACTGCTTTATTACAATCAGTATATACCGCTTCTTTGGGGTCTGCAGATGGATGGTCCGGTGTTGGGCTGAGTGTACTTGCCGATGATACGGGTAGTACATATATTACTACAACTGGCCCTATGTCTATTGGGCAACAGTCCGATGAATTATATTCGCTATTCAATGTCAATACAGAGTACTTAGTTGATTATGATTTTATTTTTAACTTTAGATTGAGTACTATATTATATGCAAGCGGTAGTTACGCGGTAAGAACAAAGATTATAGTATGGTCCGATGACATGCCATTAAAAGCTACGATTAGTGAGAATGTTAGTAATTTATTTATATCTGGTACTAGTGCTAATTATAGTATTTTACATGACCATGTATCAATACCACCTAATACAAATAATGTAGCTCTAGTTACTACTCTCACTAATAATACTCTTGGAGGGTCGCAGCCGACAATACAAGATTTAAATATAACACGTATTGTTAATGAAGTATGCCATTATGGTTTAGAAACAATAATAGATCGTTGTCGTACGAGTTATGTTTACCAAGAACCTATATATCATTATTCTGGAAGTAGTACATATGGAGATCCTATGCGTAGGAATTGGGATCATGCGGTTAGCCAATCAGCAGGAATGTATTATAGTGAAAGTGTAGCTCGCGCATGCTACCATGACGATTTTTTTACTAACGTAAATAATTTATACTACGATGGATGTCGTATAAGTGCCCCAGGTATCAATAGGCCGACAAATTTACCAATTGGCTATATGCCAGTTGTTGAAGTTTACATAACAAATCCAAATCAACTAATATATTCTGGAACGCCTTCAACAACTACTCCTAGTCGAGGTGGTGGTAGTAGACAGCCTGGAAATTTAATTGTTCGGTAATTTTAATGACATGCATATTTATTAAAAAATAAGGAATTTTATGGGATATTTAGATAATAGTACAATAACAGTAGATGCTATCCTTACTAAAAAAGGGAGAGAGTTATTGGCACGTGGTCAAAACGAATTTGTAATTACTCAATTCGCTTTAGCTGATGATGAAATTGACTACGGGTTATACAATACAGAACATCCGCTAGGTACTGCATATTACGGCGCTGCAATAGAAAATATGCCTATCATCGAAGCTTTACCAGATGAGACATTAATGTTGAAATATAAATTAGTAACGTTACCACGTGGTACTGTAAGAATACCGGTAGTAGCCGTTGCTCAAACAGATATTACACTTGATTCAGGTCAATCATTTACTATTCAACCACAAACCGTTAATTTTGCTGGTGGTAATTCTCAATATGGATATACAGCGATATTATCTGATTCGGATGCTGGTACTATATATGCTGTAAATAATGCTCCGTTGCAAACAGGTGCATCAGTTCCGCAATTTATTGGCGACAATGAATCAGCACAAAGTGTTACAGTTACAGGACAGACATTCCAGTTTACTGGAGCTCCTCAAATAACACAAAATAAGCAAGCAACTATATTAATTATCGGTAATGAGACCGGCGGACGTGTAACAATTAATGTTACAGTGCTTCAATTACAAGTAGCGACTACACCTGGTCAAGGTATTAGTGGATAATAAAATAATAAGATAAAATAATAAAATAGAATAATATGGCAGCACAACAGTATCCCCAGGCTTTTTTAACTTGGGCAACAAATTTGGGAGTAAATTTAAATAACGCAGCAGCTACACAGAATGCGTATTTAAACTGGTTAGCAGCAGGTAGTCCTGGATCGACTACGTCAGGTGGAGCTGGAAATAGCGGTCCGGTAAGAGATGGCATGCAAACAGATAGTTTCGGTAATACCGTACAGAATGCTAATAGTGGCCCTAATGGTATAATTGTTGGTCCTAGTATGAGACCACCTCGCGGCGGACGTATTTATACAACATTTAATTCCGTAGACGACATTTTACCTAACAATGTCGATACTGTTACAAAGGGATTATTTTCATGTAACTCCGGAAGTATGTTATCATTTTATACAAGTTCATTAGAAACTTCAATACAGAATACATATTATCGTGAGATATATACTGGAGATTGCAATTGTGGTGGTCCTGGCACCGAACCGCAATTTTCTATTGCATACGGTAATTATGCTGGATCTGGTTCAGTTGATTTAACAGGTAACCTTAATAATGATACTCCATCTCGAGCAATTTATGCGCAATGGGCTCAAACATTACTAAATCCTACCGATTATAAATTTACTATTAACGGACGTGATACTGATAATATTTATGTATTGAATTTTAATAGAGCTCGTTGGAGAGAAAAAATTGACCCAGGAAACTTAGAAATCAATTTAGCTTACTTATCTGGGTCGTTATATGCAAATAATGTACATACCGGATCAAATGTAAGAGTTAACAGCGCAAATGCAGTATTACGATTGATTGATGATTCATCAACTACTTTAGGTACTATAGGTGAAGCTGGAAGAGTGTACAATATTGTATCTGGTACTATTGATGGTGGAGCTACATTATTTAATCCATCAGCACCACAATACTTTGGTTTATTTTACCCTGACTATGGAGTTGTAGTATTAGATGGAGATCGATTAAATCTTTCAGCTTCGTTTAATACAACTACCGGATCTCAAGTGCAAGGTGATAATGCCATGAAGATGTATACTTCATTATCAGGCTCAGGTGCTATTTCTAGTACTACAACCTTTAATTACGGAATTCAAGCCAGATCATCTGAACAAGTAAAATCTACGTATTACTTTGTACGTGTAAAAAATGCTGAGTATAATTACACAAATAATCCTTCATTTACAACAGGTTCATATGGAGATTTAAAATATGCAACTTTCTTCCAAGATCCTCAAGTATATATTACAACAGTAGGCCTTTATAATACCAATAAAGAATTGTTAGCAGTAGCTAAACTTAGTAAGCCAATATTGAAATCATTTACTCGCGAAGCTCTTATCAAAGTAAAATTAGATTTTTAATAAAATGATATGTCAGCTACACCATCTGTATTTAGACCGGTACGATTTAATGACGTACATGTACGACCTTTTAAAGTATACAAACAGTATACTGTTACAAATATAACAGGATCAAGTTGTAACTTAGCTAATACTAGTTCTGGTTATTATATTCGATCGGCAGTACATAATACAGGTTTCATCAGTACAAATGACCCGTCATCTAGATTTTTACTTAATACAGATCAGTCAGATCAAAATATTGAATGGCGTAGCTTAGATCATCGATTTTATCGATACCCATATGATTGGGCTAGAAGTAGTGAGTTAACAAATATTGATAAAAACTATAAATTTTTATTTTATTCGGCTTCCACAATAGCCATTCCATATTTAGATGCCGGCGAACGAATAAAGCCAGGGAGTGTTACTGTATCTAGTTCTGTTAGTGGACAACAGATTACATTACGCGATGATTCATATGGTAGCTTACGTGATTCGCTTATACTAACTAGCTCATTTGCATCTGCTAGTTATTTACGTATGTATTATACATTTAATGACACGTACCGTAAGTTCAATAATAATTTTGGATTAATTGACGCAGGTAATATTACATTTCAACGTCAAAATACAACCGTTGATAGTATTGTATGTAATGTAGAAATTCGGCCGGGGGTTACTTTAATCAATGGTACATCTAATGTACATGATTCTGGATTATCTGGATACTTTAACGGGTCTAGTTATATACGATTAGCTAATAACGAAATTTATAATAGGTTTAATCATTGTGACCGATGGTCTATATCATTCTGGATTAATCCAGATTCGGCTTCATTAAATAGTACAACAGCTCCAAGTGTTATTCTATCAAAAGGTTCAGTAACTAGACAATTGCAGCCTATACCTAATGGTAATAATACCGGTACAGTGATAGGATATGCTGATACAGTTATTAATCGTCCAAATCATTTAACAGAGCCATGGGTTGGTTATAAAACACCTTTTGAAATAAGCTTAGGTACTGTATTAAATAACTTTTATGTATCTAGTAGTTATGTATCTGCTAGTTACACTGTAGCGACCGGTGATCGTCCGTCATTAAAATTTATTGCTAGTGATGGCAATACAACAACCGAGTTATATGCCGGAGTGTCTGCATCCATATGGCAACATTATGCTATTGTATATAACGGAGATAATATCACAATATACCGAAACGGTGTATCAGAAGCTGTAAACTTTATACCATCAGAAACAACAGTGAATATGGCTGATATTATAATAGGAGCTGTTGATACTACATATCGATTTGGGTATAAAGGCAATTTAGCTGAGTTACGTTTTTATGATTATTCGTTAAATGATACTGCTATACAGTCATTAGCTAATAGACATTATTTATCTGGCTCACTATATCAAACTAATGTAGCCGGAAATGTATTTTATAGAAATGAACAAGTAGTTATAACATCGCCATTACCAAAATATAATTCCGGATCTGGATTCTTTATCGGAGATTGGAATTTAACATATAGAGGCCAACGTACCGTTTATGAAAATGAAGTAATGGTACGTGTACCAGCAGATGTTATGAATGTAAGTACTAACCCTACTGCTACATTTAGAATGGGTAGTGGGCAAGATAATAATTGTAATACAGCAGGACCGGGTCGAGGAGCTGAACGATATAACGAGCCAGGTGAGTATCGTTTAACAGGATTTATATCAGGCAGTATATATCCATATATCACTACAATTGGATTGTACAATAATAAAGGCCAGTTGTTAGCCGTAGGAAAATTGGGTCAAGCAATACAAAAACGTGATGATATACCGACAAATATAATTCTTCGTTGGGATTACTAATCATCATATTTATATAAAAGGAATAAGTTATGGCATGGAATGTAAAGTCTAAGATACGGTCGAACGCTATCAAATACGGTTATCGCTCAGGTTTCGAACATAAGATATCTGAACAGTTAGAAGAATTAAATATAGATCCTAAGTACGAACAGACTGTTATCAAGTATACAGTACCGGAACGCCAGTCAAAATATACAGTTGATTTCACGTTACCGAATGGAATACTAATAGAAACAAAGGGTCGTTGGACTACAGAAGACCGTAAAAAGCACTTATTAGTTAAAGAACAACACCCGGAGCTCGATGTACGCATCCTCTTTCAAAGCCCAAAAACCAAGATTCGTAAAGGTTCAAAAACATCATATGCAGACTTTTGTGATAAGCATGGAATTCAGTGGGCAGAAAAAAAGATTCCGGAAAGTTGGCTAATCTCTTGATCTTATGAGATTTTTTATATAAATTCATATTAATAAATTTTTATGAAAGTTAATGAATGAAACAATGTTATATAATAACGTTGCTAATCATATAATGTTATAATATTATAATGAGTAAGTACTCTTTAATCACTTTATTAGATTCTGTCTTAGGTAAAGGCAAAACGAATTCCAACGATAACATAGCTTATTGTTGTCCATTCTGTCATACTCAAAAGAAGAAGCTAGAAGTTAATCTTGTAACACAATACTGGCATTGCTGGGTTTGTAATGCATCTGGTAGAAAGTTAAGTGTCTTGTTTCGTAAACTTAATGTTCAACGCGATAAGATTGCTCAATTACTTAAACTAGTAGATGAGACAGAATATAAACCTACTAAGACTACAACAGATACTCCGGTTGTTACATTGCCAGAAGAATATCGTCCATTATGGGTATTGGATACGACATCTCCGGAGTATAGAAATGCTATTTATTATCTTAAGAATCGAGGTATCACTATTAAAGATATTCTTAAGTATAGAATGGGGTACTGTAGGAAAGGCCAATACGCTAAAAAAATTATAATTCCTAGTTACGATGCTAATGGGAGTTTAAACTACTTTGTAGCTAGAGCTTATTACGAGTCAGATATGTATAAACATAAGAATCCTAAAGTATCAAAAGATATAGTTGGATTTGAATTACATATAAACTGGACTATGCCTATTATATTAGTAGAAGGAGCATTTGATGCAATTGCAATCAAACGTAACGTTATTCCATTGTTTGGTAAGACTATCTCAAATACTTTAAAGAAACGTATTGTTGAAAAGGGAGTGACGGACATTTACATATGTTTAGATTTAGATGCTCGTAAGCAAGCATTAGAAGCTGCTGAGTATTTTATAAGTAACGGAGTTAATGTATACTTTGTAGACTTAACAGATAAAGATCCTAGTAAATTAGGATTCTTAAAGATAAAAGAATTATTAGACTTGACGCCGCAGTTAACTGCAAATAAATTAATAGAAGAGAAAATACTATGTTTACTATAGATATTGGGTTAGAGCATATTGATAAAATTTATCACATTGCAGATGTACATGTTAGGAATGTTAAACGACACGATGAATACCAGCAAGTATTTAAAAAGTTATATACTTACATTAAAAAGACAAAAACAAAAGACAGTTTAATCTATGTGGCTGGAGATATTGTCCACGCTAAAACAGATATGTCACCAGAACTAGTACATGTAGTATCAGATTTTTTTCAGAATTTAGCGGATATTGCACCTACTATAATAATTTGCGGAAATCATGATTGTAACCTTAATAACGCGACTCGGTTAGACGCCATTTCCCCTATTGTTAAGGCCCTTAACCACCCTCAATTACATTACCTTAAAGACAACGGGATATATTGTATATCTGATGTACACTTTAACGTTATGTCTATCTTTAATAAGCCATCTGAATACATAAAAGCTAAAGATTTTGATGGAAAATATAAGATTGCTTTACACCACGGAGCTGTAAATTTAGCTCAAACTGATATTGGAATGACCTTAAGTAATACACATGTTACAAATGAATTATTTGAAGGCCATGATCTAGTATTGCTAGGAGATATTCATAAGTTACAATTCTTAGATAGCAAGAAAACAATTGCATATCCGGGTAGTTTAATTCAACAAAACCATGGCGAAGCTTTGCACCATGGAATATTAGTATGGGACTTGGCGACTAGTACTTCCGAGTTTATTGAGCTTGTTAATGACCATGGTTATTATACATTTGAAATTGATAATGGTGTTATACTTAACCCGTCAAATGATGTACCTAAGAAGCCAAAATTAAGATTAAAGGTTAAAGATACTGAAACATCTGTATTAAAAACTATAGTATCAGAATTACGTAAACAATATAAAGTGCAGGAGATTGCAATTCATAAAGTAAATGCTTTAAGCAATTATGATTCAAAGCAAAAAGTTAACTTTGGTGATATTCGTGATGTGGAATGGCAAAACACCGCTATTACAGATTACTTAAATGATGAATATGCTTTAGATGAAGAACTATTGGATTGTGTTAGACATATTAATCGTACTGTGCACGGTAAGTTACCTGAATCAGAAATAACTAGAAATGCATTATGGACTCCTAAGATGTTTGAGTTTAGTAATATGTTTAGTTATGGTAATGATAATGTCGTTGATTTTTCTACATTGAACGGGTCATATGGCTTATTTGCTCCGAATGCATCTGGAAAATCTACATTATTAGATGCATTGGCATTTTGCTGCTTTGATAGATGTAGTCGTACTACAAAAGCGATACATGTATTAAATAATAAACGTAGTAATTTTGATTGTAAGTTTCAATTTGAATTAGACGGTAAAGATTATTTTATACAACGTACTGGTAAAAAGAATAATAAGGGCCATGTTAAAGTTGATGTTAACTTTTGGGTTATTGATGAAAACGGCGAAGAAGTGTTATTAAATGGAGACCAGCGTGATACTACAAATAAAATAATTCGTCAGTATTTAGGTTCATATGAAGACTTTGTGTTAACGGCTTTATCTTTGCAAAGTAATAACACTGGGTTTATTGATATGTCACAACGTGAACGTAAAGAACTACTTACTCAGTTTTTAGATATAGACGTATTTGAACAACAGTATCAGATAGCAAATGAAGAAATTCGTGAGACAGCTGCTTTAATTAGAGAATATAAACGTATAGATCATAGTACATCATTAGCGGAAGCTGGACAATCCATAACGAATTTATCTAAGTCGTTAGCAAATATTACTAAACAAAAGTCTGAGTTAGAATCTATGAAAGATGATCTGACTGAGATAGTTATTAGCATGACCAAAGAACTAAAGACTATTGGCACTGGCATTGAAAAGCCAGATAATATACGTGTTAAAGTTGATAAAAAACAAATTGAATTAGATAGTTTATTAGCGCAGGTAGATGACATAACAGCCCAACTCGATACTGTAATTATCAATATTGATAGTACGGCTCATACACTAAGTATATATGACTTAGATTTGTTAGATGCTGAAAAACAAGCGATTCTAAACAATATTGATACACATCGCGAATTGACATCGAGAGAAAAGTTATTGGATATGGATATTGTACATGCCGAAAAAATGGTTTCAAAATTGGAAAAACATCAATGGGATCCAAATTGTAAATATTGCATGGCTAATCCATGGTTACAAGATACTAAAAAAGCTAGTGAACGATTGCCTGAGTTACAAAAAGAATATATGACATTACAAGCAGAGATTGCTGCGATTTGGCCGAAGTGTGATATGTATAGCATTAATAAAGCTTACGTAACGATACATGAATTAAAGGCATTAGAAGGGAAATATATTTTAAAGCAATCTGAATTACAATTAAAAGATCAAAAACTAAAATCAGCAATTCAAAACGTTAATGCAGATTTGCAAGAATTGAATCGATTCTTAAATGACTCATTACAACATATTGATGACCTTAAATTTAACGAAGAAAAGAACGAAGAAATTTTAGAGCATCAACAAGAGATTGCTGGGTTAACAAACGAAATAAAATCATTAGAAGCGAATATTTTACAGATATCTGGAAAGATATTAATGGCTGAACAAGCTAAACATGATGCAGAAAAAGCTATTACAAGATTACATGATTTAGAAATACAGTATAAAGGCTATGAATATTATTTGTTATCGGTTAAAAGAGACGGCGTACCGTATCGATTGATTACAAAAGCATTACCGCAAATTGAAGCTGAGATAAATAATATACTAGCGCAAATTGTGGACTTTTCTATATTGTTAGAAACTGACGGAAAGAATATTAACGGTTACATTGTTTATGACCAAGATAACTTTTGGCCGTTAGAATTAAGTTCTGGTATGGAAAAGTTTATTGCTTCATTGGCAATTCGTACATCATTAATTAAAATATCAAGTTTACCAAGACCAAACTTCTTAGCAATAGACGAAGGATTTGGCGTATTAGATTCTGATAATTTAAATAGCATGTTCGCATTGTTTGATTATCTTAAGTCCCAGTTTGGATTCATTATGTGTATATCACATATCGATGCTATGCGAGATATTGTAGACAAGCTTATTGAAATCAAAAAGGAGTATGGATACTCTAAAATAAGTTATTCCTGATATTTATATGAAATTAGGAATGATGAATGCCGTTACGTAAAAAAGTCTCGTACGTAGGATTAAAAGATTATAGCTATACCGTATATGATACCGATGCTATATCACGTGATTTCTTTAATATTATTGAGTTTCCGGATAAATTTAAAGCTGGTAAAAACTTAATTAAGTTAAGAGCTAATGCTTCTAAGTTAGTTACTAACAGCGAAATTTTTATTGAGATATTAGATTACAATGGTAATCCGATATACTACGAACCATTGCAGTATATTGAAAAGGAAGGTACACGTGTTGTTGCCGTTTATATCTACGAAGATACCTCACCAGGCGATTGTACAGTTTATATTGCAGGCCGAGCAGGTGTTAATCCAGCTACTAATCAAACTATACCATGGGACGTAACGACCCGAAATACTCCTAATGTGTTATGGAGTCGTGCATTAACAATTGCCCCCAACGACCGTAACGATGTAGAAATTATATACACTAACTACCCAAATGTAACTGTAACGGAAACTGTACAAGCCTATTTGCAGCCGTCAAACGTATATAATGTGTTCACTCAAATGTCAGCGAGTGGAGCTACGGTAACTGTTACTCCAGTATCCAATCAAATATTAAATGGGGCGTTTGGTGGGCCAACCGGACCGGATACTACTGTACCACAAGGAGCACAATCGGCCGGCACACCATCATTTGGAAATCAGTTTTACGATTTATCTGTTCCTCAAAATACATTAGCATTAACTAGCGGCACAACTACATTATCGCCGCCACTGAATACGTTAAATGGATATTCATTACTAACAACTACAGGTTTACCATTATCTCAGTCAATGGAAGGCGGTGTAATTGTTATTAATAATCCAAATATTAATATACAGGCATTAACACGGGGTAAAGCTAGTTTAATATATCCTGATTCTCAGGTCAATGAAACTAATGCAAATTATTCTACATCCCCTAGCCAATTAAGTGGTTCAATTAAATTTGCTATTGTTAATGTCATAAATTCAACACAGGCATTAGTCTCTCAATTTGCAGGATTTAAAAATGCTGATGATAATACGTTTGGGCCGTTTAATATAACGTTACGTAAAACACAGACAGTGGCAATCGGAGGAGGAACCGGCGGCGGTGGCGGATATTCATTATATGATGTTAATGCTATTCAAGCTTCATCAAACTTTACTGCTAGTTTTATACAACCTACTAGTACTATACTAACACAAAACTCTGCTAGCTTTGCTGATATTATTTTATCAGATATCGAGCCAGCTACAGGCGATGTATACAAAGTTAAAACATTATATAAGCCTAGCGGCTTCTTTGGAGACTTTATAGACATCGGTGATACTATTCTAGAACAAACTGATTTATTAGTTGACAGTAATACATTGGAAACTAATGTTGTTGTCGGCTCGTATTATGAAAACTATGGACGCTTTGATAATTTAGCAGAAATTAATCAGTATTGGGAAACAAGTGGTATAGGCACTGTTACGACTCCGTTTACAATTACATATGATAATGATACAATAATAGGCGGTGCTAGATTATTAGCCAATTGGCTACCCGGTAATCAATATATAGCGGGAATAGGTGACGCTGGAGTGTTTAACATTAAACAACAGTACCGTCCAGCTATTACTAAAAACACAGAGTATATTGTTAAATTTCGTATAGCAAATGATTTGACAATTGATAATTATTCATCTGCAGATGCAAATATACCAAATGCTAGAGTAGATGTATATATATCTGGCTCGCAAATCGAAGTACAAGAAGAGTTTCAATATTCTCAAGCAGGTGAAATAATTCCAGTACCAAATATTAATGCAACATTAACTGGAGTGTTCGGCGATAACAATGCTTTAGGTATACGAATAGGAACCTATCAAGTTAAACATACACCTTCCGCATATTCCAATGTGCAATTTAGATTTAAAGCTCTAGACAATGCTACTGTAGATTTAAAATTTGTATCACGTAATGGGTCGTTTATTATAGCAGATGTTCAATTATTAGCAGATAAAGAAACTGGATATTCTCCAAATTTTGTACGACTAAACAAGCGTATACCATCAGAACACTTAAACACTCCATTAACATTTAAATTTCAATATTTTGATTATCGTAGCAATAAAGCTGATTTAGAGAGTATTGCATTCGGCGCCGTGTTCGACGGCGATAATACATATATTGACGGCACGAATAACTTAATTACTGGATCTGTATTTCTAAGTAATCAAACTAATACCGGTATAGAGTTAGCAGGCGTTAGCTCCGGATTTATACGTACTGTAGGGTATAATGGAATCAATGCGGCGGCCGCTGGAAGTGGAAGTACTGCCGGATTTTTGTTTTATTCCGGATCTGTATTACGTACCGTAACAAACGAATTCGTTGACGGCGGTTCTGGCTTCTCGGCTATGGCTAACACATCATCATATATACGTGTTAGTTCTGCGGACGACGAATTTAGAATAGTTTCACCCGGTTTTGATTTACGTACATTTAAAGGTGCTACACAAAGTAAATTATCTGGATCAATATTTTTTCAAGGATTAAATACTTTTGCTGGAGCTGATAGAGTACTAGTTACTAATAGTACTGGACAATTATTTTATACTGCGTCATCCGCATTCGGCGGCGGCGCAATTAATACTGGTTCGTTCTATGTATCAACACCCGCCCCGTCCGTATTTGCAAATATAGCCTTATTATTATATAAAGGTGACGGGACATTCGATGCTATAGATTTATCGTCGCTATCAGTTGCAACAGCTTCGTATATAGACGGCGGTACATTCTAATGTTAATATTTATATAAAATGGCTACAATAATAATAAAAAATAGTACCGGCGTAGGAGTTACACCTACTTCATTACAACAAGGCGAATTAGCCATTAATACTAAAGACGGCCGGCTATTTTACGGCAGCGGATCTGGAAATATTGTAAAAGAATTTACAAGCTCTGGATCATCTATAAGTGCATCATACGCTTTAACAGCCTCATACGCAACTAATGGCGGAGTAACTCAATTACTAGCAGGAGCAAACATATCCATATCACCAACTACAGGAGTTGGACAAGTTACAATTAGTTCAACAGGAGGTGGAGGAGGAGGATTTAATACAGCGACAGGATCCTATGGATCTTTTTATGACACAACAACTCAAACTAATGTTGCTGGTACTGCTCGTTCAATGTCTCTTAATACAACAGACATTACAAATGGCGTATCTGTTTCCGGTTCTACAAATCCTTTTAACACATATATTAAAGTAGAAAATGCCGGTGTATATAATATACAATTTTCTGCTCAAGTAGATAAAACAGATAGTGGAACTGATGAGATATGGATATGGATTAGAAAAAATGGAACAAGTTTAACAGATACTGCAACATCAGTACAACTCCAAGGAAATGGAGCTCATTATGTTGCAGCATGGAATTTCTTTGTAAATGCGGCTGCAGGTGATTATTTTCAACTAATGTGGTACTCACCAGATGCAAATGTACGTTTACACGCTGAACCAGCATTTGGAGTAGTGCCAGGTATTCCTTCTTTAATAGTAACAGCAAATCGTGTAGATCAATTTTTATCAAACACAGGTTCATTTAGTGGTTCATTTACAGGATCATTATTTGGTACTGCAAGTTGGGCTACAAATGCACTAACAGCATCATTCATCAATACTGCAAGTACAAATGCGTTTGTACAAAATGGAAATAGTTTTGGCACTACTGCTTTATTAGGTACTAATGATAATCAATCATTAGCATTTGAAACTAGTGGTTCTGTAAGAATGTTTGTTTCAAGTAGTGGTAATGTTGGGATTGGAACTAGTACTCCAATAACACAATTAGATGTAAGTGGATCAGGCCGATTCACAAGTAACTTAACAGTAACAGGTTCATTGCTTGTATCAAATAGTACTACACAACTAGTTGGCCCATCACATAATGTTAGAGCATCTACTGGAGATATTAACTTATTTGCGACTGCAAGTGGCGTTAATATACAAACCTCACAAATTAATGTATATGACCCAGCTTCAACTGTCGGCGTTTCTGATCATATTTATATAGAAGCAAATACAGGTGATGGTGGAATATATTGGTCAAATGCAGGTGAAGTAATATCTAGTTATAATACAACAACTGGTAGATACATTTATGGAAATAATAACTTATATGTTTCAAGTTCTGATAGTAGAACCTACTCGCCATCCGGTTTTGTAGGCCCATTAACCGGAACAGCATCATATGCAGCGACAGCATCCTTACTTACTGGTAGATTATCTACATACAGAAGTTTTGGTACTGGGTCTATGGTTGGTACTGGTTCCACTTCATTAACAGCAACAACTTCATTCCTAATTCCATCTAACACATTTACTACTGGTGATATTCTTAGAGTAAGATATCGTGTTAGAAAGTTAGCTACCGGCGGTAATACTACAACTGGAATATACATTAATACTACAAACGATATATCAACTGCTACTACTTTAGGTATTCTAACTGGTAATACAACCTCTATGCAGATGAAACGAGACTTTTATATACTAGCAGCAACAGGTATTAATACAGAGCATGTGGGTGTAGGTACTTCATTAGCAACAGATGATGTAGCAACAGGTAGAGCAGCTTCAACAATAAACTGGGCCGTAGACCAGTACATGATATTTGGTATACAACACACTAACACAGGTGACTCTGGTTACTCAACAATGTATTATTTAGAACGCGTATGATAAATGTAACAACAATTACCGATGGTATAATTTTAAGAGAACAAGATCGTTTCTTTGCATATGAACAATTTCCTAACGGCTATTCAATTATAAGTGAAACTCAAACTTACATAGAATTTATAGATGGGGTACTAGTATTTGATTGTACTAACGTTTCTATAAACAATGTAATGTATGCTACAATTGAAGAATTTATAACAGCGATCGGATTATAACACAATAAACATATTTATTCAAAAGGAATATGATATGAATTTAGGCAGTTGGCTAGCATCAGTTATAACAGAAGATACCGGTAAACGTATTATAGCAGTTTATCCTGGACGTTTTCAGCCGTTTGGTAATCATCATGCAAAAGCATTTACCTGGTTACAAAATCAATTTGGAGCTGAAAATACTTTTATAGCCACCGGCGATAAAACCGAAAAAGGCAGATCTCCATTTTCTTTTGCCGATAAGAAAACTATTATTTCAAAGTATGGTATAAAAAATGTAGTAAACACTAAACTACCTTATACTCCTACGGAACTATTAAGTCGATTTGACCCCGCTACTACAGTAGTAGTATTCATGGTAGGTCAAAAAGATATGGATGATGATCCTAGATTTTCTATGAAGCCTAAAAAGAGCGGAGATCCTTCTTACTTTCAACCGTATGCAAGCAATAAAAATAATCTTCAAGGATATGATAAGCATGGATACTTAATTGTAGCCCCCCATGTATCATTAAATATTCCCGGCTTCGGTGAAATGTCGGGTACATCATTAAGAAATGCTTTAAAGACTAGTAGCCCCGATACATTTAAGAAAATAATGGGTTGGTATGATCCTGCTACATATACTATGATAAAAAAAAACTTAACGGAAAGTAAAATGAAATTGAAAGATTTGATAGTGGAGGGAGGCGCAGGTGGCCATATGGCACATCCGTTTGATATTCCTTCAGTAAAAAATGGAAAAGATCTAGTTAAAGTATTTGCGCGAGCAGCAGAGTATCTTAAGAAAGGCCCTGCATCAGTTAAGATTGACGGAGTAAATGCCTCTATACGATTAATTAACGTTGCCGGCAGACGCCAGTTTGTAATGGACCGTGGATCAAATAAACCTTTAGATGTTAAAGGCGTAACAAAGGCAGACTTAGAAGCGCGGTTCGGTGCTGGTCATGGCATGATAGTAACAGGTGGTAAAGTATTAGACATCTTTAATGATGCTATACCAGATATAACCATTCAACTTAAATCATTAGGTCTATGGGACAACCCTAATATCTTATTCAATATTGAGTATGTAGCTGGTTCTACTAATGTATTATCATATAATAAAAACTTCTTAGCAATACATGGATTATTAGAAATTGAACAAGTAACACCTAAGCGTCGTGCTACTAAAGAGGTAACTTATAATAAGAAGTCAATGCAAGATCTATTGAACAATTTAACCCCGACTGCAAATGAATATGGGTTCGAAGTACTAGGATCTGTTCCGACTACCTTAGATAAAGAACCAGACTTTGCAGGGGAGCTAGCTAAAAAATATTCTATCACCGTTAACGGTAAAAAAATATCAAAGACGTTAAGTCAATGGTTAGCAGGAGCTACTAATGAAAAAGAAAGTACGGTTAAGTTAGCTGACGGTAAGACAATTGGGGCTCAATCAAAACAAGTATTGCTAGCTTTATCGCAAGGCGAAGATGCTGCTAAAATGTTAGCCGATCCTAAAGATGTAGAAAAAGTAATTAACGGTTTTGTTATTTATTTAGCTACAATGGAATTGGGTAATGCAGTATTAGAAGCTTTAAGCTCACCCTTAGGACCAGTTAGCGGACATGAAGGTATTGTGATTAGAGACCCTAAAATATACGGCGAGCCGTTTAAAATAACCGGCCGATTTATTGTTAAAGGACTAGAATCTCAGTTTAGATAGATATTTATTAAAAAGGAAATATATGGCAACAGAAAAAGAACTACGTAATGAAATACGTAAACATGTACGTAATATACTAGCCGAGTCGACTACTAACTCATTTATTAAAAATGTAGGATCGCAGGTACGTGCTAGTTTAGGCGGTGGACGTTCAATGCTCGATAAAGCATTAGGCGGTATGGACGTTGAACGTCTTGCAAAACTACCTAGAATGCAAAAGGTAGGATTACTAACTACACTAATGAAAACATTTGGTATCACTGCTGATGAACTAACAGCATTACGTGGTCAAGTAGCACGTGGTCTTAAAGCTGATTCTAACATGAAAGAAGGCAAGCTTAATGAATTAGAATTAAGCTCTGATACGGCATCAGATAAGCCAGCGGCAGGCAGTGCATTAGCCAGCAAAGCAGAAAAAGTTGAAAAGACTCAAGCTTATCAGATGCTAGTTAAAGCTATCGAAAACAAGCCAGCGACACAGCAAGTAGCATTTGTTATAGATATGCTATCAAGACTACCATTGGATGATAGTGCTAAGCGTATGCTTAAAATGAAAATTAAATCACAGTTACAATAAGTATGAGCAATAAGTTACAAAATGTTAAAGCAAATAAAGAATTACTAGCAGGTACACATAGTACTCAAACTAGAAAGTCTTTTGGTTACACTGGAGAAGGAACTACAAGCAAACGTGCTGTAGGAGATATATGGATTGAGAAAGATCCTGCAGGTGTAGAATATAAAATAGAACAGAAGAACGGATTTCGTACTAGGACGCCATTAAACAGTATTCTTAAACAAGTACGTGATATAATGTCTGTTCCTAAAGAATGTCCTTGCTGCAAAAAGAAGATGCGTGATGACGAAAAGGCTTTAAACTTTAAAATGTATTTCAAGCATAAAAAATGTTTTGATTGTGTCCTTAAGGAAGAGACAGCTATTCGGTTAAAAGGCCGAGAGGCATGGGAAGAATATTCACGTAAGTTTATGTTAGCTAATGCAGAAGCATGGCTAGCTGATACAGATAAAGAAGTTGAAATTTTGCGTAACTCACTTAAAGTACAGTTTACACAAAATGCGGATGGTGGATTAGAAGAATGGGATCAAAGCGCATTCTTTGAAAAATTTGATAGTGATTATCAAGAATTGAAAAAAACTATAATAACAAACCTTAAAGGTGAAAATGGCAACTCCTAGGAAAGTAACTAAGGCAGCTGAGAAATTAGAAAAGCATTCATCTGAAATGCAAGATGTAGCAAAAAAATGGCAAGCTGCCGCCGGTAAAGACAAACAAAAGCTTTTAGACCAGTTAAAGAAGATGACATCTGAAAAGCGCGATTTGGAAAGTCAATTGCAAAGAGCAATTGCCGACTTAGATAAAGATACGGAGTTGCAAATTGATGAAGTTCGTCGTTTAATTCGTAATATCATTCGTGAAGAAATTAAAAAGAGAAAGTAATGGCTAGAATAAATCTATCTGTTGTAATGAAAGAAGTGTTATGGGAGCAATGCCTTAACACACAACGATCAATTCAATTGGAACATTCGCTGACTGCAGAACAAAAGATCCATGGT